CATCACCGGTCTATTGTTTGCTCTACTGAGCGGGCCTTCGGCTCCTTGTATACTGTTCTGACTTTCCTCGCTATGCTAAGGCTTTTGTGTCATCTAAATATTCAATCTGGGGCGCTCCTATTCGAGTTGTTCGCGTTGTTGTTGTTCAAGTTGCCTGTAGTGTTCACATTCCACGTGTTGTACGAATTGCCACGATTAGCTGAACGCAAGCGAACATTCTGCGCAAAAAACAGCCTACTGCCCTATATCAAACGTCACAGTTATCCATAACGATTGGTATCTGATTCTTGCCATGCTTTTAATTTCTTTTTCACATTTAAAGCTTTTCCTCCCCAATATTTGATTCTTCGTTCTCGTAAGTGATATACGGATTTTGCTATCTGTATACTAACAATAAGCGACTCACAACTTTCGATTGCGGAAGACTGTAAATATTTTCTTTTCTTCCAGTCCAACGCATTTCTTACTCGAATGTTGTTTGCCGCCCATGCATACCTAAATATGTTTCTCGCGTCTTTTATAATGTCGTCCGTAAAATATGTTTTATACTCCGGTTTAAATACATTTTGATTACTAACAATTTTGATAGTATAGGCTGTAAGTTTGCTAGCCTCCGTAAGTACGTCTAATTTTCCTTCGCCTCTATCTTCTTCTCTTACCATTCTATATACTTTGCAACCTTATTTTTCTGTTTCTTTTTTTGCGGCGGAAGCGTCCGCCGTGGATTGGTGGATGATACAAGCTGGGGCGCTCCTATACGAGCTGCTCGCGATGTAGCCGCTCAAGTAGCCTGCAGTGCCCACACCCCACGCGTAGCACGAATTGCCACGACAAGCTGAACGCAAGCGAACATACTGCGCACTTGTCTGATTCTCCAGAGCATAGGTGATTCGTCCCTCATTGTTACCATTGCTTGGTGCGGAAAGCCCTGTTGCTTGTTTCCAATATTCCAATGCTGCACCTTCCACGCCGGCAAGCTGTGGTGATCCGTACATTTCTTCGATAGACAGTAAGAACATCGTGTCAAACGTGTCTTCTCGGTCGCCAAGGTCAGAATCTGTAACTGTATTGAGTGCAGTCGTTACTTTTACCGGTCCGATAACGTCCAGGAAGTCCTGCTCAAATCCACTAAGGAATCCCGCATACTGGTTTATCCGGCTTGGCGCTACGTCCCCAAGATGCTGTGCTGTCCACCATTCACCTTTACCCTTGGCGCTGTTGAGGAATTGCCTATACGCACTGTGGCTCCATCGGTTGTAGCCGTATCGGCAGATGTTACCAGTTGTGTCCTTGATAGCTGAGTGATAGTAAATCGTATCGGACGGAATTGCATCGCCATATGTCACGTCATTCAGCTTATAACTTCCATCATCATTTTTGGCGTAGTAATAATAGCCTTCTGTAAATGTAGATTCTGTTGCAACCTCATTTTCCTCATGGTCAAACTGAATTGAGAATGGCGAAGCATAATCCGCCTGAATCATCATTCCAGGAACTACACTTCCATCAGGTAATTCACATTCCACAAAGTCGTTTACATGCCATGGCCAGTCATAAGTCTTGCCCGATACAATATCCGTCCATGGGAGAATAAACTGGTCTCCTACGGCAAATACTTTATCAGCAAGTCCTGTCGCAACGATTTTTTGTACGCTGTCAAATCCTTCCAGTTTTATGCTACCTGGTGCTGCTCCTGCGATTGCGCCAAGTAATGCTGCATTCATCTGCGTCTGCGACAGAATACGCTTTAGAGTGTCTTCTTTCATTATATTAAGATTCATTTGTGTCATCCTTTCCTGCAAGAATAGTCAAGCTCTCACCAATACTTACCAGAGCACTATAAATAGCCTCCGTGGTGGTAGCGGTTGGCAGGGTACAAAGATCCATAAGCTCTTCTGTATCCGGATCTGTATAGGATATTGCTACAGAATCGTCCTCGTTAAGATGCAGACTAAATCCGTTCAGACTTCCTGCTTTACCTGCAACCTCCAGCAATTCTTCATTCAGGGCGACTACCTGCTCCAAATATGAATTTGCCTTATTCAACAGGTCTGCGATCTCTTCTGCAGTCGCTTCCTGTGCTACTCCGTCGATACTTTCCTGAATATCGGTACGAGCTGATTCCGCATCTTCTTTAGCTGCAACCGCGTCGTCCTTAGCCGATACTGCATCGTTCTTGGCGGTCTCTGTCGTCTCGCTATACTCTTTAGCATTCGCCTCTGATGTTGCGGCATTGGTCTCCGATGTTGATGCATTCGCTTCGGATGTTTTGGCATTGGTTTCTGAATCTAAAGCAGATTGCGCACTCGCACTTGCCTGAGAAGCGGACTCCTTTGCTGCATTAGAGAATCCCTCCGCTGCCGTAGCACTATCATATGCATTGCTTGCCAGGGTATGAACCACTTCTCGATCAGCTTTTGTAGCAGCCCGATCTTCACCTGTCTGAGTTCTGTCTTTTGCGGTACTGGTTGCATCTTTTCCTGTTTGAACCCGATCCGCGGCTGTCTTATCTGCATCATTTTTTGCAGAGGCAGCATATTCACTTGCTTCGGTAGCACTATCTTTGGCATTTGTTTCTGAATCAGCGGCAGATTGTGCACTCGCACTTGCCTGAGAAGCGGACTCCTTTGCTGCTTGTTCTGCCTCCTCTGCATTTTCTTTACTTGTGTTTGCTGATGACTCCGATTCCTTGGTAGAGGATAACATTTCAGCCGTTTTCGATGCATAATCCGCTGCAGACTGGTTTGCTTGTTCTGCACGATTGGCTTCAGACGTTACAAATTCCTTGCTTTCCCGGAATGCAGCCATAATCTGATTGAAATATGAGTCGGATTCTTCTTCGATTGTCTCGTCGGTATAACCTTTCGTGTACACTCTAACAGTCACCGGGTCCGATGGAACTTTGGTCACACCGTCACTACCCAGTACCGCTACTGCACCCCTTTGAGCTTTTAACCATGCCGGTGGTACGTCGCAAATATCATTCGTACACAGGGATGGGTGTACGGTGCCGTCTGCATCAATGAAGATACCGGTCTTGAACAACCCATCCCAGTCTGGTGTTTCAAATGTGAACTGAGCCTTTAAGTAATTTTCTGAACCTTCAACAATCACAAATTTATCAGTTCGTTTTATCTGTTGATTGGTGACTGTGAATTGCAATATCGTATCCATGACATCACCTCCCATTTTGATTTTTCATCAATCGATCATAAACATCATCAAATCGAGTTCGTCACTGTCAAGAAGAATCCCGTCCAGAACATCCAGCGGAATCTTGTGAATTGAGACGTCTTCTACCTCAATCTCAGACAGTTCACGCATTTTGTCGAGGTATTCGTCTTTGGACTTTCCCTCATGCATGATGATGTCGATGCTAACGTTGATTGGAACACGGCCCTCTTCATTCGCTTTGGCATTCTCTTCTTCCTGCAGCTTTCCGATTTCTTTCTGCTCTGCATCGGTATCCCGGTATTCCGCTACGAGACGGTTTACCTCTTCCTCGTATGCTTTCAGTTTGGAAACAAGTTCCATCAGATTTTTACGAATTGCGTAAGTGATCCGAACTCTGCCGTCAAACAGCTTCTTACCTGTAATCCTCTCGTACTGTTTCTCGATTGCCTGGATTTTATGTAATCTTTCAATATTGTTGATGATTTCTACGTTCTTCATGTTAAAACCTCCTTATAATTTAGAAATTATTCTTCCGTGGAATCCGCTTTTTCACTGAGCATCTCGTCCTGGATTGCATACAGCATGTCCTCAAATTCTGCAGCATCTTTCCGACATTCTGCTCGATTGCTTTTATACAGGTTTTTATCTGTCTGCCAGCTTGAAATTGTGACATCGTCAGGATTATCGCTGTTGATAGTTGCACGGTATCCGACAGCCTGTTCTCCATTGATGACTGTTTCAGCGGTTACTTCGATATTCTTTTTAACATTATTTAACATGAACTTTCCTCCTTAATTAACTGCTTAAGCATTTTTTCTTGTTGAGCTATGAGCATGAATGCCTGCTGTAACTGGTATTGTACAGAATACAGTTGGGCTTCGTATTTTGAAATGGTACTGTCGATTCTGAGTAGCTGGATATCGTGATCATCAAGTCGGCGATGTGCCTTTTGCGTCATATGAGTATGGAGTGCTTCCAACTCTCCGTAACGCATAGAATATTCGACAAGTTCACCAGCCGCATTCGGTTCACTTAAATGGTCAACACATAAAAATGCTGCTTCCTGATTGGTAATATCATGGTTATGCAGAACAGTCTCAATGTCCTGTGCTACGAAACCAAAATGCATTCGGTCGTGGTTATCCGTATCGGTGAAATTCTTAAACCGGAATATACAAGGCTCAAAATCCATATAGGCCTCTTCGTATCGCTTATCGAACGAATGGAAATCTGTTTTCAGATTTCGGTCGGAAGAGGTGTTTAATGCCTGAACACTCCAAATTTCTTTAAATCGGGTACCACTACTTCCGATAGTTATCTGATTGTGAGCATTGGCACTTGTCGTACTGCCACCAACCATCGGGAGAACACGATCACCTCCGGATGTAATAGCAATACCGTTTTTATTACTTGCCTGAATGTTTATGTGGGTGTGACCGTCTAAGGATACGGATCCGCCAAGACATTGGAAACTGTCCGATACAATCAGATTCGGAATAGTGAATGGAGCAGCACCTGACCAAATATGACCTGTCGCGGTCGTGTTCTTTATTTCATCAAAACCTATCCATGCATCCGTATTGCCACCTGACAATCCGAGGAATATTAGTGTTGAAGATGGATTATCGTCGTCATCGGTTAGACAGCTATAGGTAATTACCGTTCGAACTGTATCAAGTTCTGTATTCCGAATCTTGATTTCATTAGACGCATATAATGTGGTAGCATCAACAGATCCCTTAATATCAACGCCCGTAGCGGTAAGTTTACCTGCATTGGTCATGTTCCAATACTGTGTAGAACTTCCCCATGCACCAATACCATTTGTATCGATGGTCATACCTGTTGTTGCCTGGTTGTATGACGTTCGACTTGCATTTGTGGTAAGGTAATTAGTGATAGTCATCTTTCCGAAACTACCAGATGTAGCAGTAACTGCACCACTGAATGTACCGGAACCTTTAAAATATGCATTACCGCTGGAATCGACTCCGAAATTCTTTGTACGAATCAGTCCGGTGGACAGGTCAATATAAGTTCCGGCATCCGTATAGTTGCCAGATGTATAGGAATAGTTCGTTGATTTAATGATACCGGATGTTACTGTACCAAGATTTGCAGAAATAGCAGAAAGAGATGTTACCGACAATTTACTTGCAACAATACTTCCAGTTGTGATTTTGCCACCATCAATGGTTGTGGTTCCGGAGGTATAAGCATTGTAAATGGAATCTGGATTCTTGACAGATGCCACATAACCACTGCTTGGTAAGTCTGCATTCGTACAGGTCCATGTAACAGTCAGTGCGTTGATGTTAATCAGATCTGTTACTGTGATGACGCCCCATGCTTCACTCTTCTTTACATACAACTGCCAGGTCGCGGTGTCGCTTTTGTAAATATAAATTGTGTTGTCACCGTCGTGCCGGATGTATTCCAGTGTCGGGTCTGTATTATTGGCATTTGTCCACTTTATCTCGATAGTAGATAAACCATACCCTCGTTGATTTATCTCTATAATAAGTGGAGTATTGATGTACGTCTTATTTGTAGTAATCGTGGCTAATAAGGCATAAGATTTACTGTCGCCACCTCCAGTAAATGTAGTGATGACTTTTGGTTTGGCTGCGTTGGCTGTTGCTTGAGCATTGGAAGCCGCTGTGGCTGCCGAATTAGCTGTACTCTGAGCACTTTCTGCCGTTGATTGAGCTGTTGCTGCATTTGTTTTCGCTGTGTTTGCGGTACTTTGAGCGGTTGCAGCATCTGTTTTCGCTGCGTCGGCTGTCGACTGAGCTGTTGAAGCCGCTGACGTAGCCTTATCTGCTGTTGACTGAGCTGTTGCCGCAGCCGTAGTAGCCGAATTAGCTGTACTCTGAGCGGTGGCAGCGTTTGTAGTCGCTGTATTAGCCGTGGATTGTGCCGCCTCTGCTGCTGTCTGAGCTGTCGAGGCATTTGACTTAGCCGTATTAGCAGTCGATTGCGCATTATTCGCCGTTCTAACGGTTGCATCAGTTCCGACCAATCTCCAGTAAGAACCATCATAGGTAAATATACAAGTGTCATATGCAGACAATGCTGCCTGTGCTGCAGTCGGGCTGCTTGTACCGTTTATAACGATTGACTTAGCACCTGTGCTGTTTACGTTCAGTGTTGGACTGGCTGCTGTGTTACCGTTATTAAACCGGATACTTACAGTTGCTCCTGTAAATAGCGTAAAACCACTTAATGTTGCGGTCTTTGCAGCGGTACCAGCGGCGGTAGTACATTCCGCATACTGATAGGTTGCTTTTGCATTTGCTGTGTTTGCCGTTGCTTGAGCATTGGAAGCCGCTGTAGCTGCATTATCGGCTGTCGACTGAGCTGTTGAAGCGGCTGAAGTAGCCTTATCTGCTGTACTCTGTGCTGTGGCAGCGTTGTTTTTTGCAGTATCCGCTGTGGATTGAGCAGTTGCTGCGTTTGTCTTAGCTGTATCTGCGGTACTTTGAGCATTGGAAGCCGCTGTAACTGCCGAATTAGCTGTACTCTGAGCTGTTGCAGCATTTGTCGTGGCAGTGTCTGCGGTGCTCTGTGCGGTTGCAGCGTTGTTTTTTGCTGTGTCTGCGGTACTTTGAGCTGTAGTAATTTTCCCCTGAGCCGTACTATCAAGACCAGAGAATGTAACTACACCTTTTAAGTTAATATAGTTTGCAACAAGTGTTGCTGTTCTATCAGTTAAGGTAAAATCAGTGGAACTTGTTCCGGATGCAACCAACCAAGTGAATTTATCGGCGGTCTGTGTTGCGATAGTTTGCACTGCTGAAACAGATGATTCGACGTCTTCAGAAGATGGTAACCAAGAAGTGGCCTTTGATCCTTCCTCAAGTTTCATCCCGCAAATTTGAATAGTTCCGGTGGTTCCATTTCCAAAATAAATGTTAGTAGAACCGTTCGTAGAACCATCCGATTTTTCACCAATAGCAAACGTATAGCTATACTTTGTCCAAGATGTAACGTCTGACAAAACATAGGTCTTAGACGGCCATGGATTTTTTCCGTATTGTAATCTAAGAGTTCCTGTTCCCTTAGCATAACAACTCATAGTATAAGTTTGCCCATTGCTAACTGGTACATTGTCCTGTGCAATATCAACCGCACCGCTTGTTTCGGTTAACGTCCACCCAAGCTTAATATTAGGATTTGGTGCATCGCTTACGGATATCGATGTACGTGTACCAGTTCCACCGGATGCATTTCTCCAAGTTCCGTTACTCCATGCTCCGGAAGATGTCAAAGCGGTTACACTATTTGTGCCTCGCAAAATTTGTGCTCCACCAACCTCGATCCCATTTACTGCTGTATCGATATCAGTCTGAGTGGAATAATAATTACCAACTGTTGCGACAATTCCATCCTTGGTAATTTTCTGACTCGCTTCTTCTTTCCATGATTCCAGAGAACTTACTTTTCCAGAAACTGTGGTCACTTCTGATTTGGTAGCATATGTACTGGATACGGTACTTGTGATGTTCGTCTTGGCAACTTCGATTGCCGCATTCATCTGGGTCGTAGTAGAATAATCTGAGAATTTAGCATCAACAGCGGAAATGGAGTTATCCACGTCTTCAGAAGATGGTAACCAAGAAGTGGCCTTTGATCCTTCCTCAAGTTTCATTCCGCAAATTTGAATCTCACCTGAACCGGTAAGTCCTATTTGATAAGAACATGAATCACTTTCAAATTCACTGTTTGCGGTAAACGTAGCAGACATTCTTGTCCATGTCGATGTATTAATTGCTTTCGTATATTTATATTGTTCTTTAATATCGGTTTGATTGTAGATACGAAACAATACGGTGCATGTTCCTTTGACATACCATGATGCAGTATAAGTCGTACCGTTCTTGAAGGGCACATTCTTTTGGATGATATCTTTATTACCTGAAGTATTCCCAGTAATGGTATAACCGTATTTCAGAAGAATAATAGGTGAATCATCCAATGTATTGACAGATACTGTACCGTTTCCACCACTTGCACTGTACCAATTTTTAGTAATGTCACCGCTATTTAATACACCGCTGTTCGTATTAAGAAGAATCTGCGCCCCACCAATCTGGAGATTGGTTATCGCCGTATCAATGTCTGTCTGGGTTACCTTTAATGCAATACTGCCTTGTAATGTGGTAATACTGGACTCGGCGGTGCTTAATCGACTTTCCGCATTTTGAATTTTCCCATCAACTGTCTGTTTGTAAGACTCGTAGTCCTGGGAAGATACTTTCAGCTTTATTGCCTGCTCATTTGCAGAAATCTTTGTTGTGTGATCCGATAAGGTTTCTCCGTAATCACTAAGGGTTTCTGTTTGTTCAGATAATGCTACGGTAAGAGACTTATTGCCAACTAGTACAACTGTACCGGATATCTTGGTCGTGGCACCGTTGATAGATGTTACGACACTGTTGATATCCAACTTATAGCCTTGTATGTTGGCATCATCAGCTACTACTGCATCTCGAATAATTTTCCTTTGGATGGTATTCTCAGTTGCACCCAAAGCATCCCAGATCAGTTTTCCAGTGCTGTCCCATACAGCAAGCGTGTAGTCTCCACTAGCATCTTTTCCAATCTGAACTCGTACACGGCTGTCATCTGAAATCTGAATGGTATTGTCTACAATTTGTAACTTGCCATCGCTTCCAGCCACCGTTACGATAGATGTATCAAGTGTACCTGATTTAATCTTTACTGCATCTACACTGGATATCTGAGCATTCCCAATAGAACCTTCCGCCATCCAACCTTTTGCAGTAATCATTTCGTCTGATACAGAAGTCTTGAACGCCGAATACTCACCGGAAAGATTATCAATCTGACCACCTAATGCTTGCAACGTATTAGTAGTAACAGATTTGAAGTCTGCGGTATCACCTTCCAAAGCTGTAATACGACCGTTGACAGCATCCAGATTTTCCGTAGTAACACTTTCGAAATTGGCTGTTTTACCCTCTAAAGCTGTAATACGACCGGTGATAGCATCCAAACTCTCTGTGGTAACACTTTCAAAGTTTCCTGTTTTACCATCAAGTTCTTCAATAGTTGCATGAATAGAAGTTAAGTCATCACCGGTTGCTTTCTCAAAACTTAAATACTGAGTTTTTGCAGTTGTAAATTCAGCTTCATATGCGGAAAGTTTCTGTTTGACGGTTGCATTATCAACAACCAAATCGTTAACATCACTCTCCAGATTCTGTACATCATCTGTTCTTGCTGCCGGTGACGATAAGTTTCCAGTAACAATCGCGGTATGATTCTTAATTGTTACCGTAACACGATCACCAACCACTGTATCTACTACTGAAGTAACAGGAGTCGCAAGGTCAGAACCATCTAATTGCACGCATGTAGAACCATTTCGGTCCACGATAGTACCGTACATAGTGGTATCTGACGCCTGCTCGGTAGTGTCCTTTGTAGTTTTAACGAATCTGGTAATTAACTCGTTTGATAAGGCCACAACACATCACCCCCATAATTCTTTCGTATATACTGCTTTTTCGGTTACTTTACATCCCGGTGTACATTCAATTGACTGACTAACCACTTTAGCTTTGATGTTGACCAATCCAAATGACGGATAATTCAATCGAACACAATCATTAAGTCGGACCGGACAGTAACCATGAGAATAAGTCACAGAACATTCCACGGCCGACCGGTCTCGTAGGGTCTGTTCTGCATATTCCTGAATTTGTGCACTTGTTGCATTCCCAGCTAAATCTGGATCACTGATACGTTCAACAATCTCACGTCCTCGATTCACGGTTGATGTTGGACTATTGGAATCATCGTTGACAGCTCGTCCATACAAATATCCATTACTGCTGGAATAGATTACTTCAATCACATTAGGGATATCGTATAAATCCTGTTCCATAGAAACATCGGGATAGAGAATAGAACTGTTGTTTTCGTCATATGTCCAGACTGGCTGTAAAGAGGCAATATCCTGTTTTGGCAAAAACAGAACACGCCCCAATTCATCCAAACCTAATTCGAATTTAGCATTGGAAATCAGATCAGATATAAAAGACAACCATTTATCGTCTACATTGGCAACAAAGTCGCTCGACAACTTTTCATCCGATACGGCTTTTACTACCGGTGCTCGTAAATGTTCATCAGTTAAGAGAGATGCATACTCCATGATGTTGTAATCCTTAGGAATCGAATACCCAAGCGGAGGTGCATTTTCTTTCAGCTCCAATAATGGCGTATAAGCATCTGCGGACAAAGTCTTATACTTACCGTTGAAACTGGAGTTTGGTGTTTGTACAAGAAAGGTATCAAGAACATGATGTTCTTCAACACCATTTTGAATTGTGGTAAGCTGTGCCCTTATGTAACACTCGTCAATATCTTCTGAAATGTCGATTGTTGCTGAACCAAGAGTTTCTGCATCGGAATCTCGGTTAATGGTGCACGAAATAACATTGTTGATTTTTCTATCGTTTTTCCATGTCGCGGGGTCAACTATGTAATAGTCAAATGTTTGAATCATGGATTTTGTCCAATCCGGCATATCAAACACCTCCCTCGACCCTGGTTATTGTCAATGTTACAGGTATTACCAGCTCACAATGAGTCTGCTGAAACGATACGGCAACATTCGCCCAATATCCACTTCCGGACGGTTCTCTCACATACACATCCCCCATGTAAGAGGCGAGCCGTCGTAACGCATACAGTGTCTCTTTATCTCTTTTCACGATGTCCATGTTCCAAGTGGAAGTGTAACCCTTTTGTGTTCCATAATAGGAAACTGGATGTGAACGTCCTACGTATTCCACCAAAGAAACATCTGGACTGAAATTGTCAGAGACATCTACGTTGTATGGTAATTTCAGCATCGAACCGTTCCATGGTTGTTCACTCAAGGTTCCTTCCTCAGATGTTGCAAACGAGGACCATTCTTCATCCCACTGGATAATGACTTCTTTTCCCCTTACCGGGTATGCCGGAATATCATGATAGGTAATAATACCGGTAGTCTTCGATTTCGCAACGATTCGGTATCGAGCATAATCCAGTGCCGGATGCGGGTCTGTTACAAAAACATTCATGGAGTTTTGCAAGTCTGAAGCAATCTCTGTAAAGCTACCGTCAAACTCTTTACGGTATACGGACAGTAATACATCCCCAATAGGCTCCAGGTTTGATTCCCCAGAGTCGATACAATACGGATGAATAAACACAGAATAGGTGTCCTTATCGAGAGCAATCTCGGCATTCGGAGTATAGAAACTGCTACTCCATTCTACCTCAATCTCATAAGAACTTTCAGCGGTTAATCCGGAGTTCATAGAGACTGTGCAAGTGATTTTGTATGAAATTCCATTTGAAAGGGAAATATCACCGGCAGATAATTCTACAGAAAGATTTGTCGTTATATCGAAATTACCAGAATATACAGAATCACCTTTTGATACACGTACTGTCTGTCCCGTGTTATCTACGGTTTCGTAGCTTTCTTCTGCGGTAATCTCAATATAATACCCAATCGGTTTCTGAGTTTTTGGATATGCTTCACCGGTAATACAAAGAGGTAACGATGTCAACACGGAAATAGAATTATTCGATGAATCTGTAACATCAATCTCCAACGTCGGTGGAGCATATACATCTACTCTCCTTTGCACAGACCATTCACCAAATACCGTTGTGATACCGGCGGTTCTGACTCTCCATAAGATAGTGGTTCCTTCCGTATACTGAGAAGTATCTATTGTATAGGAACTGGTCTTGTCCGCTTCATCTTTATCCGTTGTGTTCTGGATGGTGAGGGTCTGTGTTACACCGTTTATAGTCAATTCCAGTTCTGCTTTTGTCTGACTGGAATTATCTTCAGAATTGTGTACCCAGTACAAATATAAAATGTTGCCCGAAGTAACCGTCGATGTAGATGACCAGGTGGTTGGTGCAGAAGGTTTCTTACCAACCGAAATATGTACAAAGTCCGTCCATGCAGAACCACCCTTGTCATTCACTGCCCTCATTCGGAAGTAATAACGTGTTCCGGATGTAAGGCCAGTTACCTCAGCATGTCCGACATTTGCTTCTACTGTTAAACTTTGTACCGCATCCGAGCTATCGAAATATCGTTTTTCTGTTGCATACTGAATTTCGTATCCGGTAACGTTCTTTACTTTAGTCCAGGATAAATATACAGAAGTTTCTGATAGTGTCTTGATAGTCTCAATCGATTCTACGGCTGGTGGTATCGTGCTTTCACTACTTGAGAAGTCGGACCACTCAGACCACTTTCTTGCAGAGCCAACAATATTTAAAGCTCGGCATCGAACACGATAATCACTTTCTGGGGTTATGGTACAGGTATAAACGGCTCGTCTTGTAATAACTTTCGCAGAACCGTAATTTATCTTCTTGTTTACCCGATAAACCTCAAACTGTATTTCTTCCGTTTTCGAATCAGAAATATTATCAACGGTAGCCGTCAACGTATAGTTCTCAATCGTTACGGTTGGAACCGGAGGTGTATCAGGTGGATCACTGTCCAGAGAATATGTTTTGGTTGCTGCTGTACCGGTCCAGTATGAAACTTCCTCATCATTTACGGTATGGGTGGTTGATACTGGAGTTACAGTAACACGAATCTGAATGGCATTTGATGGTGCATTGTATGTCGAATATTTCGTATCACCGTCTGTATCCGAACTATCACCATCAAGCCAGACATTATCTCCTGTGTAATACTGCCACTTAACAGTATAATGGTCCAACGTACCAGATTCGATTACAGTTCCACTGGAAGAACTATCCGAAGATAGGAAGCTTACGTTAATCGGACTGTTAATATTGTTTGTTCCAGCTTCGTTCTGACCAAGAACAGCACGATCACCGCTTACTTCCACAATCTTCCATTTTTGGCTAATTACCCAGGACGGAACAGATACACCATTATAATAGGTAGCTCCGGATGCTATAGAAACCAAATCACCAGCCTTAAAAGTGGAACTTGTTGCTGTCTGTTGCGTAGCGTTAAATTCCCATGTAGCTAGATATATGTCACTGCTTCCCGTCTCTAACTTAATTTTAATGTTGGTGACATTAATGGCCATATCCTATACTCTCCTTTCTATCCTTGCTGCTCGAATCAAAGATTCTATTGCGTCTGCTACATTTGTACCGTCGTCATATGTAATGTTTCCTATATGATAGGAATTGGTTTGTAAATTAGCGATGTCTCTTCTAAGGGAATCTATTGCAGAAACAACATCATCGTTCTCAGCTCTGATTTCTTTGTTTCTCATAGCAGATGCTATTTCATTGATTCCTCCATAACTCCAGATGGGGTTAGCTGCAAACATGCCGTTTACCTGAGTTATACCGGATGATAAATCAGTCACGTCAATTACTGGGCGAATAACCGGACTGGTATCCATGTCACTTTCCAGAACCTGATTAACACGACTGATTGCATTCTGCATAGCCAACAGTGTCATATCTGCAACATATACACTGGCATCTTCTACATTTCCCGAATAATCAATTAAACCTTTGGCTAATCCCAAATCGGAATACATACCAGCCTTAGCAAACTCTTTGGATGGGGAATTGATACCCAAAGCACTGTTTGCTGCCTTTAGAGCTGCGGTTGCTACATTTGATGCGGCTGTGATTGCAGTAGAACGATTAGAGCTGATACCTTGTGCAAATCCCTGTACGACGTATGCACCTGCAGAATAGAATCCAGAATATCTTGACCGAATCGCGGATATCATCGCTTCTGCCAGACTACTGCCAGCATACTTATATCTGGATCTTGATTCGTCGATAGCTGTTAGACCAGCCTGTAATGCCAAAGCAAATGCTGCAGTAAATGCAGTTATAAGCTCTAACTGGTCATTTTGAATTTCTCCGGTCATTGATGTGAAGAAAGCTATGATCAGCGATTTGCCTACTGTTTGAATGGTATCATCGAAATCAGCAAGTGATGTCTTAATGCCGGTCGCAAGAGCCTCTCCGAATTTTTCACCAGAAACTTCTGCGTCTGATATACCTGACTCGAATCCGTCTACGAAGTCCGAAAACTTTGTTTGTGCAAGTTTATACAGAGCATCTGTAATACCGTTTGTAGAGTTGTATCCGACAGATGACATACTCTCGATAACAGTTACCATACGTCCGAGCTGTGTCGTGATGTTAGATAACTTACCAACATCAATCCCAGACACACTGGCATAGTATTGATTGAAAGCATCTCCGAACTGTTGTAATCCGTCTCCGAAATCAGCTAAGTCGTTATCACCGGTAAACCACGAAATAACACCACCAGTATTAGGTAAGATTTCTGCGAGTTCAGCAAGATCGGTTGCAGCGTCTATTGCACTCTGTAAACCATCTGTTTTCATACCGCTTACTGAATCAGCATAATCTTTCAATCCAGTTCCTAATTGCTTTAATTCAGAACCAAACTTAGCAATACTGTTTTCACCAACCAATTTACTGATAAGTCCACCTTCATTGGGGACAGCTTCTGCTACGGAAGTTAACTTTTCGGCAACATCAACTGATGCATCAAGACCACTGGTATCAATACCTGAAACAGAGTCGCCATAATCTTTCAATCCAGTCCCTAACTGTTTTAGTTCAGAACCAAATTGTCCGATACTGTTATCGCCAATCAACTTACTGATCAGCCCACCTTCGTTTGGAAGTTTTTTTGCCACCGCGGTTAACTTCTCAGCAACGTCAACAGATGCATCTATTCCGCTGGTATCTAGTCCAGAAACGGAATCTGCATAATTCTTTAATCCCTTTCCTAAAGCTGCAATACCTGCTGAAAACTCATCAATCGCATTACCACCTGTAAACCAATCTGTGAGACCTTTCAGCACATCTGTTTTGGTAATTGCCAGTATCGCTTTTGCCATACTTTCAACGCCTGTAGCTGCAGTTGGATCAATGGTTGATGCTGTAGTAAAGAACTCTGCTGCATCAGTTGCGAAGTCTGATAAACTTTGACCGACTCCAGATAGCATACTGCCAATTCCGCTTTTATCGCCAAATCCACCAATGATTCCACCGATAAAGTTGCCGATTGCAGTACCAACAGTACCAAGTATTTCAGCTCCACCATTCATCCAGGAAGATAAGGTATCTCCGCCAATATAATCGTTTAACGCACCAAGAGCGGTTATTACTGCAGTCACGTTCGCTATAAACAAATCCAAATATCCAATGCTGGATAATGCTGTGGTAATATTTCCGGTATCAATATTACTGCAAATCAATGCCGCTGCAGCAATAGCCGTCAATACCAGAGATAATCCTTCCGCTATTGGAAGAATACTGTCAGCATTTGGTAGTCCTGACAGCACGCCAAGCATAACAGATACACCAGCAAGAGCAACCGTCATAATAAGAATTGTACCGACTGATTTTCCAGCTAATCCAGACGCCGCCGTGAGTAACGCAAATGCACCAATCACAATAGCTAATGACTTCGATACATTCGTTAATGCACTCTGATCCGGAATCATAGTTAACATGTATAAACATGCTGCCAAAGCCGCTACAGCAACCGTCAATGCAATGGCAGTTTTGCCACCTCCTGAGGACCATTTTGAAAGTACCATCATTCCAGAAAGAATAGCACCTAATTCAGCAATTGCTAATACACCTTGATGTACTGTATCGGGATCTAAGTTTCCAAGAGATTCTACAGATTGTGATAATAAAAGAATAGCCCCAGCCATCGCAACACAACCAATACCAGCTTTTACCGCATTGGCACCGACAAACTTCGATAATACTTCTATGATGCCGAATACAAGCATTAATACAGAAACTACGACGGTACCCTGACCAGCAACCTTACCGCTCAACTTTCCAAGACGTTCAATAACATCAGTAATAACCTCTAATGCAACTGATATAGCCAGTATTCCAAGACCACCTTTTAAGGAATTTTCACCGGCTGCTTTTAAGCCCATCAATAATATAACCAATGTGCCAAATACTTCTACAAATGAACCAATGTTATCAGCAATAAGATTTGGGTCCAATTTAGCAATAGCCTTTAATGACCCAACCAGAACGCGAATGGCTACTACTAATGCCAGTACACCCATACCAGATGTGAATTTTATTCCGGAAGCTAATTTTGCAGCTACACCAAGCCCAACCATAATAGCTTCAAGTTTCATCACCGAATTGAGACTCGGATCTATATTGTCTATTTTTTTCAACGCTCCAACTAATATGTATACAGCAGCCGCAAATCCAACCAGGAATAATGCTCCTTTTTCAAGCTGTACGCCATACTTGGTCATTAAAACTGCAACCGTTCCTAAGCCGGCAATCACAAGAGCAAGTGTTGTCAATGACACGGCTATATCTCCGAATGTCATAGTGGAAATCAGTTTTAGCGCTAAGGCCAATACTCCAATCGATACCGATACTTCCAAAATACCTTTACTGATTGACTCTAAATCACTGATTTTTTCCAGTTTAGATAATACGCCTAATGTTCCAACAAGAACACCAATCACAGCAACCATAGATGCAAGAATGATAGCAGAACTTTTCAGCTTCTCTTGATCCATGAGAGATAAAAATATAAGTGCTAAAGCTAGTGTTCCTATTGCATTTGCAAGCTGTTCAATTTTGGATGTTTCGTTCGAACCAGAAAAACCACTAATTGCACTTCTAAGTGTATCCATTAATTTAGATGCACTACTCATTACTTTTCTGGCTGCCAATACTGCTAAAAGCACACTAATGGCATTAGCCAACACAAATATAGATCCAGGATGTATACCGTCTAGGAATTTACCAATAGCTTCACCCAGTAATCCAAGACCATCTCCAACATCGGTTAACACTCCACCGCCAAATTCTTTCAGTTTTTCTAAGCCACTCGCCAACATGTCAAGTGCTCCAGATAACCCTTTTTCTTTGATAGTATCGACAAATCCTTCGACCTTGGTTTTACCTTTATCTAAAAATGAAAGAAAGTCGTTCAATAATTCAGCAGGACTCAGTGTCGCCAGTTTCTCTAAACCATCAATAATATTATCAATGGCTTCGTCTTTCAAATCCGTCAAATAGGAAATAAGTTTCTGAACATACTCATTCTCTGAAAGACTAGCCATAAACTCTTTTGCTTTTACCTTTGCTTCGTCATAAGCAACACCGAGTTTATTAAGAATCTGAACAATATATTCTGTGGCTTTAGCATATCGTTCTTCACCGATTACATTCGTCTTTACAGTTGTTGCACCGCTTTTCAGTTTACTGGTTATAGACTGAATAGCCTTTACAAATATCTGTGACTCTCGGACAGACTCATCCAGTCCAACTAGCCAATCGCCAATGTTGGCTGTAAAACTCAAAAATCCATTTCCGGCAGGTGAAACAGCTTCGATGATATCTTTTATACCACCTACAATCGCAGAGATGGCTTGTATACCAATATCTAATACTGCAAACCCACCTTTAAGAGTTCGTTTCAGCTTGTCCGCAGTCTCATCGCTCATGATAAGACCTTCTGAAAATTCATGAATACCTTCAATAATGTTATACAGACGTTCGGCTGTCATTGGGGGGAAGATTTCAGACGATGCTTCTTTCACAGTATCAATAACTTTTACCAATCCATGAAAAGCATTCCAAAGTGATTCAATAAGAAGATCTCTACCACCTAAATCCGTGATAGAGGAAATTAAATCCTGTACATCGAGATTCAATTCTTCAGTGCTCTCAGAAGCACTCTGTAAAGCAGCAATTGTTTGAGGTCCAACAATACCGTCAACAATCAAATCGTTGGCTTCCTGGAAAGATTTAATAGCAGCCTGAGTATAATTACCAATAATGCCATCTATTCCATAACTGCCAAGATCATACCCTAAATTGTCTAAGGCTTCCTGTATCTTCTTAACGTCGTCCCCAGTGGAACCCCATCGAAGCAGGTCCGTAATATCAGACAGGTCTACCACAGATTTGGACAGTCCATCAACCGCCTTTTGCAAGTAATCAGTAGATAATGCACCTGAGGTGAAAGCCTCTTCCAGAGATCCATACTTCTCGACTAATTGATCAACATCTTTTCCACTTTCAGTCAGTGTATCTTCCAATTTCTTCTGGAATGTTTCACTCGATATACCGGCATCGTTAATCTTGCTTACCAGCTTGTCCCAGTTACTGTTCATAGCCTCGGAAAGAATCTCATTACGATTGTTTCCGCTTGTAGCAAAGACGTCGTACAATTCGTTAGCCAGATCAGTCCAAAGAACTTTTGCTTCTTCGTAGTTACCAAATATCAATTCGAATGTCGTCATCCATCCGGTACTTACTGCATCCTTAACCGAGTCGATTGCGTCTCCGAATGTTTTCGCTTCCTGGGCTGCTTTAAAAGCTTTTTCTCCCAGTTCCATTCCTTCGCCATCGAAGTTTGCCATGGCTTCCGAACAGGTATCATAAGAATCTGAAATTTCGTAAATAGCATCGGCATACTCGCCGTATTTTGAAAGTGTGGCAACTAATACGTCACTGCTAAACCATCCGTCAGATAATTCATTTGCAAACTGAGACAGACTAAAGCTATTTCCTTCCAGTGTTGTATACAGATCATCTCCGGATTTGGTCAAGGTACCCATTGATACCGCCGTGTCAATTGCCGTTTGCTGAAACTCCTGTGTATTCATGTTCAGCATCTGAATGGATTTCCAGTCCTGCAATTTCATCGCGCCGGCTGCAATCGCCTGCGAGACATTATACATGGCACTGGACGCTTTGGTAGCATTAACACCAGACACTGCTGCCCAGTTTGCAATACCTTCCATAGAAGTTACCGCGGTATCCAAGTCAACACCGGAAGAAGTAAACTTACCAATGTTCGAAACCATGTCTGTGAAATTGTAACTGGTCTCATCTGTAAACCAGTTCAACTTTTCCAGAGAACCACTAACCTCGTCGATTGTTTTTCCAGTGGCCGCCATGATGGTCTGGACACCCTCTACTTTAAGGTTGTACTTATCCCATCCTGATGATATCTGGTCAGTAGTCAGCGACGATACCAACTGTTTTCCTGTGTTAATAGCGGAATTAGTAATGTTCTGAAGAGCAGTGACCCCGATGATACCTAGTGCTGTAAACTTGCTTGAAATTTGATCAATTCCATCTGAAATTGTAGAAAGTGAAACACTCTTTGCAGCTTTGTCGAGATTCTCTAATCCTTTTACGGAATCTTCGAGTTTCAAACTTTTTTTCAGATTGTCAAGAGATGTTACACTTTCCTTAATCCCCTTTTCAAACTGCTTGTTCTCGAATTGCATTTCAACAATTCTCTGATCAACGCTACTCATGCTGAGGTCACCTCTTCCCATATCTCTTCTGCCATCTTGTCAAATACCGGACGAATAGCCGGATTTATGTAATCTCGCCCCTGAACATAACCACCAGTGCCTGTGCCGTGACCATACTGAAGAATCAAAGCTATGTTTACACCTTTGTTCTCATTGGAGTTTCTCCAATATATAGTGGTCCCTTTTCCTTCATGCACAATCTCGTATCCCCAGGAATTGGCGGTTACTCCAGAGTCAATCGGAGTAGCTGAAGCAAGAGCATCTACTCCCTTTTGAGCGTATCTCTCCATTATCTGCAGATAATCTTCTTTGGACATCTTACGGAAAAACTTCTCAATCTTCTTGAAGTCTCCTCTATGCTTAAAAACTACTCCCATTTTGAATTTCTCCTACTTTTTCTTCAGGTACGCACTGGAGCTGAATCCTGTGTAAAGGATTCCATCAAGAGTCACCTGAATGTACAGCCACTTTGTACCGTCGAACTCGTTATAGTATCCGTAATTCTTTACAGACGTTCCTTTCGGAATCAGACAAAGTGCTTTCTTATTGCTTCCCGCATCATTACGCAAATAAAGATTGGCTGTCGTTACATATGTACCGGCAAGTGCCTTATCTGATTTCTTTGCTGCGCAGGTTGCGGTTACTTTCTTGCTGTAAGATTCTGTAACGGTGGATGTGGTTGAAACACTTCCGTTAAGAATCTCATTTACACACTTCTGTACCTCGGTATAGTTATATCCGGCAGCTTCCAGAAGAACTTTACGTGATTCGCCTGTACCCCATGTACCAGCAATTACTTCTCTTGCAACTTCTGTAACTGTCTTGCCCGGAAGTAATTCAGGTGCACTTACTGTATCGTCATCGTACTTCGGCGTGATAAATCCTCGAATGTATTTGCCATTAATGGAGATAGTCCGTTTCTTAACAGAATCTGAATAATTACCTTCACCAACAACAAAGTATCCGGCTGCAGTGTTCGTCTCCAGAATAACTCCAACATGGTCTGGCCAACCGGTGTTGTCTCCAACTCCAGAGTCATCCCAGTCATACAAAATTCCATCACCAGGTTTTGCCACGTATGCATCGTTTTCCTGCCAGCATCCCATTTCCTTTGCTGCTTCAATCAGCTCTCCACAACTAATCTCAATTGGCATAATAGCTGTATAGCCATTCTTAATTGCGTCTGCTGACCATGTACATGCGCACCATGCCCAGCTATAATCCATCTTTAAGTTTCGTGGAAGTTTACCGGTGAATGAATTATAGAGATCAATGATGATTTTGTAGGAGCCATCAGCCTCGTTCAAACCTAACCATGACGTAATTACGTCAACTACTGCCTGTCTTTTATAAGCCATTTTGATTTTTCCTCCCAACGTTATTAACCGCTTGTATTCATCTGTTGTCTACGAGCTGCATTCAGTGCTCGGTTACGTTTCATCACGTCCTTGCTCTTCATCTTCTTCTTTGGAGAGTTCTTGATATTGCAGACTCGTATCAATGTAATCAATCTATTCAAATGCCATTTCTGACATTCAAATGGTATGTTTAAGGCAACCATCCAATAGTAAATCAACTCTGATGTGATTTTCTCTTTTGATTGTTTGGATCGTTTGCCAGGTCTTTCTTGTCCAAAAGTAGTCGCAGTCATCGGAGCATTAATGTATGTAACAACTTTGTCAATTACATTCTTTGGTATACACACATATACCAGCGGATTCACATTTGTAGTTATTGTCATGCATCGAATGTAATCCACGATTTCTTCCTCAGTCATCGGTTCCTTATTGCTTAAAAAAGATTTGTTCCACTTGGATTCCCATTTCGAAATCGAAACTAATGAATGCTCTAACTGTAACTTCTGTTCTTTTAATTCAAAGAGCTCATTTGTTTGCTCATTGAATAATCTTTGTTTTGGAATAACAATTTCAAGCATGTCATCCCTCCTCAACTGTTATTTCACAGGTAAGGCGGCAACATTATCCGGGTTTGGAACTTTCGGAATAATGCCGTTGATAAATGCTGTCATTGCTTCTGTACCGCTTGTGATTTCCATGAAGAGTTCGGAATAGGCTTCTGTCTGAGCAAATTCCTCGCTGATCTTATCGGATTTAATAAAGCGGCGACCATCCTCAGACGGAATACCATAGGACTTGAACAGGATTTCTTTGAATGTATCTACAATCTTTTCGTGATCACCGGATACTGCTAATTCCTGCAGCATTGCTTTCAAACCTTTTGGTGCACGTAAATCCCATTCTGTAAGTTCCGCTTTGGATAAGTTGAAATAGAATACCTCTTCTCTGGCATTCCCGTTATAATCTGTATAAGAAATAGTTTTTGCTAACATAATAATTAAATCTCCTTTCACTGAATCATCGTCATTTGTAAAAGAGCCGCCAGCTATCCTGAATACGGCTCAGTAATTAGATCATTTTGAATTTTGGCATCAAGCCTCAGCTTTCTTAAAGATAGCCAGTACATCATCCGGAAGCGGGAGCATAGGAGTTGCTGATTCGGTACCATACAGTTTATCTTCCAGTGCCTGAAGCTGAGTCTTATCAACTTTCGTTGAATCAATTGTGATCAGGGCAGTCGGTTTATAGCCTGTTACATTAACTGGTGTAGTTTCTACATCCCAGGACATGGTTGCTGCATCTGGAGAATCGTTAACGGTATCGTATTCAACATCCGTCGGAGATGCCGTACAACTATATACCAAATGTAACTTGTAACCGTCGTCCTCTTCTGTGTTGGTGTCATTACCAATTTCAGTACGGTAGCATAAACCGAAGGATTTTCTCTTCTGCTGCCCGATGAATACACCATCTGCTACTTCTGCAGAACCATCACAACTTGCCCATTCATCCGGATAAGTATACGCTTCGATTGTTAAGCCGAGTGTTTCTGCACTTCGGAGAATTGCATACTTAATACCATCTGCATACAGAACAGTTGACTCTGCACCTTCCTTGTTTTCTGTGATTGCTGTAATACCATTCCAGGCTACACCTACCGGATAGGCTCCCTTGGAGTCCTGAGGATAGAGAGCAACCTTACTAATGCCAGTCTCAAATAAACGTTCGCCGGTTTTGTCCCATTCAAGTTTAGACATATGTAATTTCCTCCTTAATAATAAACATCGTAAACATCGTGATTGAGATTATCCGCTGTATAATGTCGATTAAAACTGCTATATGGCAGTTGACGAATTTTGTCAGGTATCTCACTGTCCGGGTTTTTATCAATCACGGTTACCTGATATCGTTTTTTGTGCGTGTATAAACGATTATTGGCATACTTGACATCTTCCGCCTCTCGCTGATACACGATGCATGGATAAGTAAGTTTCAGCGTTTCTGGAGGTTGGAAATAAACATAGTTGCTTCCCAGTAAACCGGTTAGAATGTAATGGAAATCAACTCGATCACCCATTGTAGACACCTCCAATCGTTAAAATAAGACGAGGCCTCTGTATTTCCACATTCGTGACTTTCCACAGAGACCCCATCCATTCAACATAACGTATAGAAGAATAATTCGCATAGGCAAAAGCATCGGCAACGATACTAAACATATTATTCAGCGTTAAATCATCATTAAGATTGTTTCCCGCTTCCCGCCTACTGGTATTTTTCAAGACATCACCTCGGTAGTACCGGTCAGTGATAATTTCTTCTGAGAATACACCTGGGGCAGTTTCTTTTGTCTCAATGTATCCGACTTTACCGTAAAATCTTGCCATTTTGAATTTCTCCTTTATTTAGTCATTATCACGCTGAAGCTGTTACGTCTTCTTCCAGAGCAATAGCAGAGTATACTCTGGTAAGAGCACCAGAACATCTTGTTTCAATCAGGGATTTCTCCTGGTTAAAGTCGATGTCGAACTGGGTGAAATGTGTTACTTCGCCACCCTTTGTAGCACCCAGAGAGTAGTCTGCCAGGTTTGCAATAATGCCAAGAAGTTTCTTGGTTTTGCTGTCTTCGGTAGTTCTCGTCTTGCCCTCAAACTGTTCCGCTGTAACGATGTTTCCAACATTCAGTGCGGAAGCGAGTTCTGCTTTAGAAGAGTAGATTCTTCTACCATTGATGTCACGTGCAAGCAGCATTACATTGAGCAGATGCGGTGTACAATAGAAATCCGGAGTTCCGGTTCCTTTGTATTTCTCCCTTGCATAGAGAACCTTTGTGATGATAGCTTCTGCATAAATGTAGTTCTCACCAAAGTTCGCTCCAGTATTAGTACCCTGCAGTTCAGCCTTAGCTGCTGCCACATCCAGATCAACATGAATGGTATACAGTTCATCATCCAGCCAGATAGGACGAATGTGTTCAGATGCGATCTTACCTTCATCTCCATCGTCTCTGCCATCACCAAGCATAATAGCTGTAGCCAGTTCTTCGTTTAACATCATCCTGTCGATGTTGTACAGATACTGAACATAATCGAAATCTGTGATATCAATGATATCGTCTCTGTGCAGCGCGCTCTTTACATAAACGGTCTGCGGATCGGTAGTACGTCTTACCAGTTTGAAGTTTCCAGTCTGAGATTTCTTCTTACCCTTCTCATATCCCTTAGCCCGGAGAGCATCGATATTACGAATGTCAACCTGACTGGTTCTGATTCTGGAAATCGGACTCTTATGTACTTTGTTCATAACAACACTAATCCACCCCTGGTCACTGGTGATCAGTTCCGGTGCACCTGGGCGTACTTCTTTGTATTCCGGGAAGAGGTTGTATACGTTACCTTCACCTGTCTGCACAAAGCCACTGCTTACAGCATCATGCTGAAGATCATGCTCGTCCGCATAAATCTGAAGCGCACTCTGGAATGTACCTACAGTGCTGGTCTTTGCAAGATTGAGAATGTCCATCTGATCAGAGTGGGTCAGTACGTTTTCCGTATTCTGAGTGTCCTGGTCAAAAATGTTATGTTTCATATTAGATCCTCCTTCATCATTGTCGTCTTCGTCTTCATCATCGTCCTCGGAGAGAACCGAGCCGAGCAGACCGTATAAGACTTTTTTCTGTTTTTCATTCATGGTGTCAATTACATCCTGAACAGTTTCTTTACTGTCACCGCCGTCGTCACCGGATTTAGAAGCATCACCGTTACCCTCATCAGAGTGGAACAACAGTTCGATGCTCTCACCAGTGTAGATAACAGCTTCTTCATCAGTGTCTGCAGAATGTGCAATAATAGTGTCAATGTATGCACCAGGATTAGCACCTGCATGTACCAGACTTACCTCTCGAATAGTTCCATGCATCACGTCAGACGCGATCTGCTTCAAACCATTTGCATAAATAGAAAGAGCTGTAATATCCTTGTGAGATACCAGCACTTTTGCAACCTGTCCTTCGGATGTATCGTTAAACGTTCCATATCCGTAGACACCATCATCTCGGTTTTCCAGTAATACATGTCCTAAAACATGTTCAAGTTCGTCATGAGAATGATTCCAGACAAGAGGCACTGTCTGACCATCATTATCTTTAAACGCGTTGTGTCGGATAATTCGTCCATCCGAACATTTAAGATCGTTTCTGGTGACATAGCCACCAAAATCGGCATCTTGTTTACTCATTTTGATTTACCTCCTCATCTTCGTAGTTGCCACCAGAATTGGTATATGATTCTTCAACCTCTTTTGACTGATTCAGATTACTGTTCACAAGCATGTCCGCTTTCGGATCAGTTGACGGTTTCATACCGATTAGCTGTCGAATCTCATTAGAAGTCATGATCTCGTTTCTGGTGAATTTATCAGCAATCTCCGCAATATTATTCAGCGGTACCAACTTGAATGGGTCTCGGAAGAATGCTATAGTCTGTCGTTTAGAACGAGCAGTCTTCGTTAGGAACTTCCGTTTCATCTCATCGGTGATAGCTGATAAAATTGGTTCAATTGTTCGATTGTTGTAATTCAGCATGGTCTGTTCATCCGCAGTTCCATCCAGAATGCTTTGTGTAATTCCAAGCTGACTGAAAAGTAATTCAGTTAAATACTGTATCTGTGACATTAAGTTGTTTTCAACTGAACGATTCAACTGAACAATTTTCTCTGTACCATCTGTATAGGCAACGCCGTACTTTGAACCTGATAACTGGCGTTCAATCTCTGCTCTACGTCTGTCTGCTTCTTCTCTTCTGGCAGCGGTTTTAATCACATACGGTAACTGAATAATTAAATCCAGTTTTCCAGAAGCTGTCTGCTCATCTGTTACATCAAGTAATGCTAACTTTCGCTTCAGTCTCTGCATTGTGGAGTTCGGTTCGTTCATTACCTCATACATCGGATTCTCGACAATAGCCACCATACTTTTTGGTAACAAGATTTCTTCTTTTCTTCCGGTCCGTTCATTGTAGATGTAGACCCTTACGTGTTCTGGATACCATTCAAGGATTTTAGCAGTACGCATGGAATTGATGTCATATGATCCAGTGACTTCCGGATTCAATGTTGTCTCTACTGGTACAATCGCCACACAACCCTCATCCAACATTGACATTACAATGTCCTGAATAAACGACCGTCCTGTTTGGTCAATATTAGCTTCGAGTGTCAGACAATTGTTAAGGCCCGAATCAATGCGTTCCAAATATCGGTCATTTTCGTCAAGTCTTATATGTTGGACTGAAATAGCTGCTACATCCATAGCGATTCGATTACAAACTGAAGCAATAATCGATCGTTCATTCCCTCTCGTAAATCTTGGTTGGAATGTTGGATACGAATACCCAGGACCGATGGTTCGATAGTAATCTGTCGGATCTCTACTTGTGAAAGCATTCCAGGCATGTTTCAGCCATGTTCCAATTCTTAAATCCATTTTGATTTTTCTCCTTCACTACACAGTCTCGTTCTTTAACCTATAGTTGTACTGTCTTTTTCTGTTAAATCATCATCGTGATTCTGATATTACCTAACACTCACCTTCCTTATTCAAATGCCTCTCGATTCAGTTTGTAAGCAACGTAAGCATCTAACAACGCTGCAACAGCATCAATCTTCTGATCATATCGTTTCTTCAATAACTTTCTGTTTCCATTTGTATCTTCTAACGTGATACAATTACCCATAGCAAATGACATTAACTCTTCATCAAACAAAAGCAGACGTTCTTCAGACAAGTCCTTCAATTCACCCAATGGGACAGATTCTGTCTTTGCACCCTGAATGACTTTCTCAATTCCAAAAGGACCGTTCTCGGTTTCCCATCGTGCTACAAATTCTTTCGCATTATATGGGTCAAAACCAAAACAACGGATGTCATAGGCACACTCAATGATGTGTTTATCCAAATCGTCATAAACTTCCATCATGTCTAAGACTGCTCCCTCCAGAACAATCAAGCTACCTTCTGCCATAAATTCGTTGTATTTGTTTCGCATTGCTGGTGGTAACTTTGTTAGAGTTAACGAAGAAATGTAATTTCGAGTCTTGATACCAAATAGACCATTTGATAGCGGAAACAAAAAGGTAAATGCACAAAAGTCATCACCTCGCGATAAGTCTGCGCCCAATGCACAAGGCATTTGCCAATAGCATCGTTTTCTGTGTGGCTTTGTTTCTTCATAAGTAAAGTAATAGGTATAACCTTCCATCGGTATACCAAATCGTTTTGCTAAAATATCGTTTCTAGCAGCGGGAGCTTTCTCGGCTCGTTCTACATCAAGTTGATACGTTTCATATGTAACAGTTTTGCCCAAATTAGGATTTGCTTTTAACCACATATCCGGATTGGCTACTTCATCAATGCTATCCAGTTTGTACCACCAGATAGACACGTGTGGATTGACGTATTCCCCTTTAAGGATTTCCATCAGCTCCATTTTGATTGTGTCGCCACTACCATTACGAACTGTTCCTTCCGAGCTTACAGCCAGGATGAGGTAATCGTCGTTCTTGGAAGCTCCCTGCTCCAAAGCACCGATAACATCCTCTCGTATATCACCAGATAGCCATTCATCCACACTGTTAATCTTACTGTTAAGTCCCTGAAGCTTATCAATGCTCATTGGACGGACTTCCAACAAAGAACCTGTGAGGAAATTCTCAATACCCTTTTTAGTTGCCGATAATTTCATACGTGCAGCTTTAGAGCCAGTCGTATTCTGTAAGGAACCTTCTGTAAGAAACTTAAAGTATGGACCTCGGCTTCTCGTAATCGAAGTTCGTATTGGAGCCATTACCTCGTCTGCCTGTTTCATCGTCGGTGCTGTAGTAACCTGATGGGTAGTGGACGTATCTACATTAAGGAAGTAGTTCTGAATGGTCGAAACATACATTGATTTGGCAGCACCTCGGGCAACGATAAGGTATTGTTTTTTAGTAAGTCTTTTCTTAACATTCTTCCTTACGTAATGTCCGCCGTGGCCATCCTGATTTGGTTCGTAAACACTTCGCTCAACAAAGTAATACCATCCGAAGATTTGCTCTCCCCATAACTTAAAGCTATCAAGGAGATTCATATCAGAGCCATCGGTTAGGGTTAGCTCATCTTCACAGAATGCAATCCAACCCTCAACTGCCTCATCATCATAGTAGACTCCTGGATTTGCAATGAGATCATCAATGCGATTCATCTCCATGGAAATCTCTCGATTGACAGGTATTTCACCTCGTATTACGGCATCACGAAACAAGCCGTAGTATTTGGGAGTGGCTGTATTCGATAATGCCATAGTATGTCCTCTATTTCTTCTTTATTGTAGTCACAGTTCTCTTCGTGCCATCCGGTAAGGTGGTAACTTTCACATCCGTTGTAGTAACCTTAGGCTTCTTATCTTTGTCGTTATTGTCTCCACCAATGGTAGGTAACTTCGAATCAGAAGAAGCGTTTACGATTTTTGCAACGTTGTTATACAAGTTAATACCTTTACTGGTCAGATCTGCAGCCGTACCAAGTTTGTTGGCCATCTCCTGCATCTTCTGTTGCCCGGTTTTTATATCAGCAGTTGCCAGTTTATTCACTTTAGTCGTCATCTCGTATCGAGCCACAACCTGATAAAGTTCGGCGTTCGAAAATTCATCAATGTTTTTACTGGCAGATTTGATATCACCTTTTGCGATGATCTTTTCTTTCTCTTCTGCAGACATCTTCGTTTCTTCTTTGTCAGTAGAAGTTTTTGTAGATGACCGATTTCTAAACAAGGACCTCTTTTGTGTCCGTTTTTCGATACTTGCCTGTTTTCTCTTAGAATGTGTTGGCTCATGTCCTAACTGTTCAGGGGTTCGTCTGATACCCCAATGCATTCCAAGAATGCCATGATGCGCTAATTCATAACTATTCATTTTGACTTTCTTCACCCCCTTCAGCCTGAACGTTCAAACGCCACTCGTATTCTTTTATCTGGTTCAACATAGACTCCATAACAAAAGAACTGGTTGGAGGGTCAAACACAATGCGCACTTTCAGATAAATGTATGTCTTTACTGCTTCGAGATTGGTTGATTCACCAATGAACTCGTCCCATGCATCATCCTTGCTTGTAACGGTGAATCCTTCTTCTGGTCCAATACCAAGTTGGGTTAACACCATGATTGCAGAATTAATGTGTACGATCACATCTGTATCAAACGCATCGTAGTCTTCGTCAAGTCCAAGCATTGTTTTTATACTTATAAGAATACTGTCCATACTAACACTCCCTTCGTTTTATCTTCGCCACGGACAGGTATCACCAGGATGCCGCTCGATAGGCAATTGCGGTAACTTTGTCTCATCGCCAAAGTGAATCGCATTGTGGGTATTCAAAGATGTACAAATCAAGTATTCAGGATTGAACACTTCCTCACGACCTAGTTCTATATCTTTAATCGTAATTGGATTCATATGATGAATAATGATCTTACTGCCTATTTCGTACCCTTCTATGCCAAGGTCACAACCCTTATCTCGGATAATTACTTCATCTCTGGCTTTTCTCCATCTCTGTGACGAATATAAAGTCTGATTAAGATACCGGTTAAAACCAAATGTTTGTTCACCGACAGTTCCTATAAGACGTAAATACTGATAACGTTCCTCAAACGTGGACAGTCGCCGTAAGTCAGAATATGTTCTAATCATCAGAACTACTTCCTTGTCCGCTGTATACACCAAACGCTTTGAGTGCTTCCAAATATCGTTCTTCGGAACGCTTCATCGACTCTATGGATTCTGTTTTCGCTCTCAAAAGTTTGTTTTCTTCTTTGAGCTTTTCATTTTCAAGTCGGGCTTTACTGGAGCCTAATCTCAGGTAATGTACGAGAACTTGAGACGAGGCAGTTCCATTCAGAAGCTCTTGTTCTGCCTGTTTTTCGGCGAGAGCTATCATCTGATTTTCTCGGGCTTCTGGTGATAACGCAGGTCTCATTCCTTTAGGTTCGTTTACATTGTTTTTAGGTTTACTTCGCCTCACTTTCATCCTCCTCTCGCAAAGTTATCGTATAGTTTCAATCTCTTTTGATATAGTTTCAGGATATTTTACAAAGGTATACCGAGCCGTACAAAGCGATGATCCACTTTCGGAAAGGAGGTTTTAAACGGAGTAAACGTCAATATACTACACACAAAACAGAAAAACGACCCGATACACCTTGGTAAAATATCCTGAAGATCAGAACGGGGAATAAATGTTTTCACAAAATATCCCGCCGGAGAAAAATCAAAGACCGGGGCGATGCCTAGGGGGTGGGCATTTTACGAACACCCCCTCTATGACACCAACCGTCAATGGAACAGTAATTGGATAACTAACAATTTAATAAAAAGTGATGAGATTTTATTAAGCAACTGCTTTTCTTTTTACTTTTTTGTAAATGTTTAAGCAATCATACTTAATAATCTCATCGATTGCTCGCTCAACTTCAATATTGTTTTCCTCATCCGTGAACTGCTCAGAAGTTCGAGCAATTCTTGCTAAATACGAACAAGTATTGTAACCTTTTTCAACATCAAACAGAAACCAATGAATGAAATCATCAAATGGATTAAAAGGATTGTCAAACGTTGTCAAAGCACAAGAATTTATCAATTAAAATCCACTTCCTTTCATTTCAAGTATTTAGAAACGGTCGATGATGAAACACCAACTGCTTGTGCAATTTCTGCTGTTGTATAACCAGATGCTTTCATAGCTTTTATCTTAGCCTGCTTAGCATCACTGAGTTTTGTAGTAGCACGCGGAGTCGCTCTCTGTCTGAGACTATCCGTGTCTGTTTTAGTAATGATCTGGGCCAGTTTGTTCTCGCTGATGGCACCGGCCTGTATAGCCTCCCATTCCCTATCTGTTATAGTGATACGGGTGTTCCTGCCACTCGCACCTACCCGGTTACGAGCTTTCACTAAGGCCTGCTGTCCCGCCTTCTTTATCTCCGCCTTAGTCATATCGGGGTTAGCCTGTTTCTTGGCCTTCACCTCGGCATTGGCCATCAACTGGGCCTGCCTCTCCTTAGGGGCGTTACGCAGGGCTATACTCAACTTGGTATCAAGACTGGCCACTTCATCCTTATAGGTAGCCTTAGCGGATGCCTGATACTTAATGTTACCGGTGTTCACCATTTCTTTTCGTGCCTGATTAGCAAGGGCTTTCATAGCATTTGCATAGTCGGCATAAACTTCTTCTACGGGGTATCCAGTAGATAAAGTATGGGCATCCTTAGTCTCTGCCATTTGAGTGCTGGCTTGTGTACGGGTGATGGTCTTACCGGTCTTCTTATCTACGTAGGTCAGGTTGTCTGCTGTCTTGTAGCTTACTTCACCAGTCTCCTTATCAATCTGTGGACTGCCCTGTCTTTTCAGTACAGATACTTCAGACTTGGCTCTTGAGATGAGGGTACCAGCTCCAGTATGTTCAGTGCCATCTTCATCTACTCGATACTGATAGCGTTTCTTTAAAGCGGCGATGTCGTTATCAACTTCGCTCTGCTTGTAATCCAAATGATGTTTCTCAGCATCGATGACAACCATACTGTGACGTACTGCTTTAGCCAGTTCCTCTTTGGTTGCACCCTTTATAGTCATGTCCGTGATAAGGTTCGAGATCTTACCCATCTCTGTCTGGGTATTGTTCATCTCTTTGAATGTGCCGGATGCTTTACCACCGTATTCCAGCTTAGGGTCGAATCCTTTCAGTCCTTCCAATGCCGCTGTTGATGTAATCTTAGTCTTGCTATTGGTTGGGATTACCATGACCGTATCACCATCAAAGTCAGCACCCGATAACCGAGCAGCAACTGTACTGTTAATACCTACTGCATCCAAAGGTGTTTTCGTAATTACTTTTACACCTTCAGACTGCTTATTATTAACTGTCAGGATTGGTATCTCAAAGGTACCACCATGCGGATATCGAACCAAAGCAACCTGTTCACCATCTCGATAGTTCGGGGCATAAATCTCATTATCCTTAATAGAAGTAAGAGGTATGATAACCTGATACTTCTGTCTCGGTAATGCTGCAGCCTGCAAATGTACAGCGGCAGAGTCGCAATCATCAGCAAACGATTTCAACAGTGCTTTCTTAACCGTGGGATTGGTAAGTGCACATATCTCTTCAAATTCTTCCGTTTTGTCAGCGGCTGCTAAGTTCAACTGCTTCTTGACTAACGAGAGATTCTGCTTAGATAAGAACTGCGATGGTAACTTATCAGCCCAGGCTCCCCAGTCACCTTCTTCGGCTCGTTTATTAATCAACGACAACTGTTTACTACCATCTTTATCATAGTAATAACTCTGGCCACCATTCTTTGATGTTGGATTGTCTGGATCATTAACACCCTCTTTGATTAAGGAACCGAATGGATTGTCCGGGTCAGATTTAATACTCTTCAGTACATCCATCTTAGCTACATCTTTGGTCTTATTCGTGTTAAACACAACATCTACACCATCTGGCATATCGTCAGAATATACAGCCATGCCTTTGATGTACTTGGTGTTATCAACCAAAATTCGTACCTGTGCATAATGGGATTCGCCTAAAGACAAATCGTCAACTCCTCTTCGAATCTCAATCAATCCATCTTTGTCTACGCCACCATCTTCTGCATACCGAATCTGGAGACGATTTGAATCCATGCTTTTCGGATATACAAATTTCGGTTCGAATGTTTCACCATCGTCATGAGAAACGTAATTCATTACAGAATGCACATCCTCATAGTTGTAAATATCTTTGTGTTCTGTTCCAGGCGGACAAACTACTTTAATATTCGTCTGCTGTCCTGGATTGGTTACCTGAGGAACGCCGGCACCATATACTGGATAACCTTCTAACTCCAGAATATAAAGTGCTTCGTTAAGCTTTTCCTTAGATACATTTAATTCTTTCTCGACGCCTGTTCCGACATCGATAATTCCTTTTTCCTCAATCTGTTTCTTGAGAAATTCGGCTGTATTCTTAGCTGCATTCATACGAGCTTCTGATTGTTCGTTCAATAAGGATCGCACAGAAGAATCGTTTGCAAAACCCATCTCTCGTGCAATCTCATTTAAGCTATACCCCTGCTCTCGCAATTCCTTAACTTTCTTAACATCTGCTGTACGACGTTCATCTTTTGCTAAACTCATCTGTGTACGTAACTGTGTTGTAGACAGATTCATATACTTAGCAATAGCCGTATCTCCGGTCCATGTTTTACCCTTCTCATCTGTAAAAGTGAATCCCTGTTTTCGCAAGTCTTCTACTCTTGTAAGAAAATCGCCACTTGTCTGATACGGATTATCACCGGACCCCCATGGAAATCGTCCAGAATGTCCACCATTCAGATGTCCAACCCCGTAATGCATCAATACATCATCTATTATTGAACTCATATCATAACTCCCTCCTCAGATTTCACATGATTAATCACTTTGTCAAAGGCAACGATTTTATCCATGATCGGACGAATATCATCTGCCGTAGGATTATGAATTAAGATTTCGTTTGATTGATAGATACGAAGTTCCATGTCGATGTCCTCTGGTTTGACCTTGTATTCCAAACAAAAAACAGCAGCATAAATCTCAAGCTGTTCCATGTGAGCTGCAACCTCACCGGTCTTTAAATCATGAATCCTCAGAAGTCCATTTCGGAATGAAATAGCATCTGCTGTGCCAAAACAATTATCGGAATAATATAAAATCTGTTCCGGAGTCATTTTGAATCCGATAGCATCATTTATATACATATTCAATGTTTTCTGGGACTTAGGAAGTTTCTGTCCAAGCTGAATACATTGTGCAGCAAAGGCGTGTAACTGAGTTCCTTTTTGTGTGGCCAGGAATTTAGAATATACATCGGCAATCTTTTCGGTGTCGTATCGAATCCAATGATATTTACTTGCTCCTAAAAAAGCGTGCTGACCTTCAAGTTTCAAATGCTTGTTGAAGTTCATAAAGTACCTCCTCTTTGTTTTCCGGACAGATAAATCTTGAAAACGACATTGTATTCATCTGCCGGACGTAATACTCTTGATTCGGCTGTCTTCTGGCATTCGAAGATTGTTTACATTCCAAAGTCGCCCATTTGTCTTGATACAAAATAAGCAAATCTGGAATCCCTTGTATGTAAGAGGCGTCCATCTTTGTTACAATACAACCAGGAAATAATTCTTTTAACTCTTGAATGAGCTTTGCCTGGAATTTATTTTCTAACATAGTCGTGCCTCCTTTCACGTAAAAGCAAAAGAGTTTGTGATGTCAAAATTGCATCATTTACTCTCTCTTCATAAAAGGGCATGTTTTTTTCGCGTGCCAAAAAATAGTCTTTGGGTATGTCGCTCATTTGTGTAAAGATAATTCAGCGGCAATTGCAAATAACGCAGACACAACAAGCAGTGTATTGTTGGCATCAGCGAAACCACATATTAACATAATCACACTACAGATATACCAAATCATTTTACTCATCTCCTTTCCGAAAATTTTGTGTATATAAAGAAAATCGCCAACAATTATCTGTCAGCGATCTCTTTACCGAAATTTTCACCTCTGCCCACTTTCCCACTTTTTTTTGCCAGTTTATATATATTATTAAACTTTTTATCGCGTTTAATTAAAAAAAAAAGTGGGTTTTTGGCCACAGCGTAGCAGTACGTAGCAGTTAGGGGTCAATAAGAAGCAGTACGTAGCAGTACGTGACCACTTTTACCTTTAAAAAGTGGGCAGAAAATGACCAAAAGTGGGCAGAAAACGTCATTTTTTCAATTTTTGCTCATCCAAAAACAGTTTTGACCTTAAAAATTTCATCTTTTGCCCACTTTTCAAGTCCCGCCAAAAATAAAAAGTGGGCAGGAATCGAGGTCATTTTTCCATTATCATGCTCAAAATATAGTCGTGCATTAGCCCACATCGTTCCTTATTTTTGCAAGAAATAAGGGTATCTGCATACGCTAACACAGTACCGTCGTCACGAAGATATGTTGCTGTTTCGTATTTTTCCATGTTCGCTTCGAAATCCGGACACTTTTCGCACCACGGTTTCACATCAAGTTTGATCATAAAATCACTCCTCCTGTTCTGCTTCCAGGCGTACGCCCGCGTATTTCCAAAGGTCTTCCTTTAAGGTATCTATATCCAATTCTCCATTTGCCCATTTCTCATAATACTCAATCACATGCTCCGTAAATTCCGGAATGCGCTTTGCATAAGATTTCGGCCAGTAATAGTCCATTAAAACTTCCAAAGGAAGCGTTAACAACAGCACTAAAGCCGTATTAATCGCTTCCTCCGTAGCTTCTTCTTTTGCTTCCTTCAGTTTTTCACCAATTTTTGCCTGCACAATCGCATTTAATTGAGCTTCTGTAAGATTATAGGTCGCAGTTTTTGCCTTGGTTTCCTCTTTTTTGGCTCTACGAAACTCAGCTCTGTTCATTTTCCCACCTTTCTTTCAACTTTTCATATGGTTCAGGGTCTAAATTAAATTCACGAATGACTTTTCGACAAAGAAAACTTCTTAAATTTATAAATTTACTCATCATTTCCAATTCAATTCGAGAAAAACTGTACTCGTACCCCCATTTAGGATAAGTTTTTGTTGAAAAGTATATAGTTATCGCATCTGGAGATAATACAGGACTGACCTCTAAATCATAAATACGGCAAAATTCCAGTACAAACATAGCATCCGTCTCTTTGTAATCCATCTTTATACCTTCCTTTCATACTAATTCGACATTATATATCCGAGATAACGAAACCTTTGACATCACACCATCTTTTAGGACTACGGCGTAATCCCCGCTAAAGAACGATGTCCCAACATCTATTATTTCATATCCGTCTGTATTTGCTGGAGAGTTCGACGAACATTTTGAACAAGGCTGTATAAATCCTAAATCTACACCCATCATTGCACAATCTCTGCAAACGCGTGGATCTGGGTGTACACTACACATTCTCCTCATCATGCACCTCCTAAATTTTTAATAATGTAACAAATCTTGTGTCCGTTTTCTTCCTTTCCTGGGCAGGCATTTGACATTAGATTCATACGAATAGGCTTGTAATCCTCGAATATTCGAGGTTCACTCTTTTTATAAGGACAGGTATACTTCTGTTCCTTACTATCCCATTCCAAATAAGGACACGTATATGTAAGGACCTGCCTGAAATCGGGTTCTTTATAAACCATCTTTTTCGTCACCTCCAGTGATTACTTCACTACATGGTAACGATTCAATCCATTTACAGAACTCTACCCATTCGTCCAGTTTATGATTCTTCCTGGAATGGTGAATGTTATTAAGTACCTCATAATTCAACACGACAGTTCGTCTCTGATTGTAAGAAGTTGGAAGAAGCTGAATCATCTGCCACCAGTATTTCTTATCTTTGGTTGCTAAGAACATATTTCTAAAATGATTCAATCCAGCAATTGTCAAATTTAACACACCCCAAGCAGATATATATATTGGATCGTCGTCATTGATATGAAACATATTTTTGGATGTTGAAAAATCCCATGTATCAGAATAAGCATCCGATCCTTTGGGTAAGTGTTCATGGCTAAAATCATCCAGTGTAAACTCTTTCTCTGCAATCTTATGCATTGTGCTGCAACTATCCGCTACAGTACCTACTTTATAAGTATCAAATTCCTTCCACCAGTAAAGCGGTGCAACAATATCCAAGGATACATTTATCATCCGACGATATTTTGCATGAACCGGTCCGCCCTTAGCTAACTGCATCATAAGTTTGTGATCGTTTGGGCCAATGATGTAAGTATTACAACAAGCAGCCATATGATCCCATTCACAAATCGAGCATTTCCTATCCAACATAACAAAGTCACAATACTGGCTATCACTCTTCTCCCAAGAGTTCATCGGATTCCGCATCCCACGAATTGCTGCTTCAAAACCAGTTACTTCTACATTTTCAATTTTGATCATCTTTCTTTATCCTCTCTTTCGTTTACGCTGAATAAAACATCCGTAATTTCTCGGACTAATAACATCTTCCTTCTCTCTTTTCCAACCGCAATATCCTTTTCTTCCGCATTGTCTGTTTCGTTCTTCGGTATATTTAGTTAAAATATCACTCATCTTTCTTTATCCTCCTTATTTTCGTACAGAACCACAGAACCTGTCTCTAACGATTTCTGTACATCAATTACTCGTTGATTCTTTGAGCCAGCCCAGTGATATTTTACATCTGCTAACTCTTTTACAAATGGCCCATCCACCAGAACATCTACGTAGTTCATCACCGGGAGTCTTGAAACCTCTTCCCACATATATCCGGTGTAAAGCCAGATTGTTTTATCTTTGTAACAGGTAGATATAATTCCGGCAAGATAGCTAATCTCCTCACGATTTGCCGGATGCAAAGGATCGCCTCCAGAAAAGGTAATGCCGCTAATGTAGTCTTTATCCAGGCATTCCATTAATTCCACAAACGTATCCATTGTAAACTCTAATCCATCGTTCGGATTCCAGGTAACCGGATTCTGACAATCTGGACAGTAATGATTACACCCAGCTACCCATAAAACTACACGAAGTCCTTCTCCATTACGCATATCATCGGTTGTAATATTGTGATAATGCATATTACTCATCTCCCTGCTATTTGATTGAAGTGCTTGTCCTCGTATAACTGATTAACAGGTGTTCCAGATACACCCGCTGATTCCTCTGATGATGTTGCTTTGAAATATGCATCTTTCCTGGACGGATACATAAATTCAAACATCAGATAATTGGCTGCGTCACACAAATATTCTGTGTTGCCGGTATGCAAATATTTCTGCAGGCATAATTCGTGTGACTCCAAAGCATTTACTAACCCCATACCGAAATTATCCTTCGCTGTCCCATACTTGTAGAAAGATGTTTCTACTCTATGCTGACGTAACTCGTCAAATTTATCGCTGTATTCGCTTGGTTTTTCCTTTCCTATTCTGCTCATAATCGTCCCTCCAATACTTATTTTTCACTATAAAAATAATGCTTGCTAATGTAACAACTGCTGTGATCAGTCTGCTCCCGGTTATCATCCAGATTAATAAGCTTACAAGAACTGCCAAGAATATCTCGACCACTTTCCATTTCAGGAAAAATATAAGACACTCCTTTTTAGCGGCTCTCATCCGCTCCTTTTTCTGCTGTGTTCGACGATGGTTTAGCTCACAAGCAATATACCCGATGTCGTATCCCGTTCGCTGGCCCTCCGCATAACCAGCAGCATGTCCAACCGCATAAGATTGCTGATCAATAATATCAATCGCTTTCATGATTCCTCCTTTCCAAAAAGAAAAGAGCCCAAGTTTCCTCAGGCTCGTTCTCGGACACTATTTTTTATGATGTTCGCGGAATACTTTACTCCATTCCTCATAACTAAGTTTGGTTATTACACCATTCTCCGAAGGTTTTGTGAGAACTATGTATCCTTCTTTTACAGCTTTGGCTATACCTTGATCCAGTTTAGCGGTGGTGATATTTTTTCCTATCGCCTTCCCCGCTACCATACCGATACCCACTCCGACTGTATAATAGATAACACGTATTACTTCTCCTTTAATCTCCGTTTTGTGATCCTTTACAACCTGCTTTGCTTTATCGAGTTTCATAAAAATTCTCCTTTCGAAAATATAAGTTATAGTTTTCCATAATAGGAGATGTGATTTGTGCGTAAACTTATTCTTCTTCCTGTTTAAATCCCAGGAAATCAGCAAAGCCGATAGACCCATCTGTACAATGATGTATATCATTTTTACAAGTTATCCCAGTTCGATCTGAACACATTAATGTTGTACAGATTTTCGATGCATTGTTTTTAGATGTGTGTCCATCACTAAATATCTGTCCACATAATCGACATTTATACATTCTTGCTACCATTTCACAAACTTCCTTTCATTGAATTGCTTTTTCTCTTTCAGAGCTTTACTGATAGCCAGGTCAATTCCGCTCCGGCTCTTCAGGTGATAATAATAGAGATCTGTATAAGGTGTATTCAACCTGTCAATACGTCCGCAGGCCTGTGTCAAAATCTTATAAGAATAATTTTGCGAGAAGAATATGATTGTATCGGTCTTGATACATGACCAACCTTCTGCTCCTGCGTTATACTGTACTAAATATACCCAGCTCTCACATTCCGGTATTGGTTGATGTTTATGTCCGTTCCATTCCGCAACTTCTACATCGTCAGCATATCCAAGATTCTTTAAAATATCCAGCTCATAATCAAAATTGTAGAATACAATGATCCGTGGATTTTTTTCCAGAATCTCCAGCACTGCTACGGAACGGCTTTCATCTGAATTTACGACTTTCCTTAACGCGTAACACAATCCTCCAGCGTTAGCAATTGGCTCGTTTTTCCAAATATCCCAACGATTTCGAAACAGATCTTTATAAGTAGAAATATCATAAGATACATACACATCCTCATGATGAGAGACTGTTTTTCTATCAAAATCCATATCTACCAGAATAGAATTGCGTAGACGAACCAATCTTCCAGTGTTTACAAATCTATCGACCTTTGGAAATTTGGTAAAACGACTGTAAATAACATGCTCCCTGATAAATTCGGTACGATTTTTGTAAAAACCGTTTGCTATAAATACCGGAATATAATCCATCCACGTATCTGCTGGCGTGGCAGATAACAAGATCCATTGGTTAACCTTCGTGATTTTCAAGAATGTTTTCACCCATGAACCGGAACCGACAACACGCTGCTCGTCAAATATAAAGAATGCATTCTCGATATCCTTATACTTTCCGATGTTGTTCCAGGAATCTACTATAATTTTATGTTGATAGAGGTCTATATCATTATGAGTAGACAACAAGAAGGGACCCATATCACCTTCCCATTCCAAACTATCTCGTTTTTTCGCAGTTGTGATGATGTATAAATCAAGTGGAGGGTCACTCATGGGAATATAAGTTTCGTCATTCAGTTCGCCTCCGTTTTGTATGTAGTAATAAGCAAGAGCGGTCCTGGATTTCCCAGAACCAACTCCGCCACATAATATACATCCGTTCTTCATTCTCTTGACAGCATCCAACTGATAGTCGTATAATCCTATTCCCATTGTAATTTTCTCCTAATACTCTGACGGGAATAATATTGTGGTAACACTTCTGTCGGATTCTGTGATAATCCATATCTTTTCTCCGGTAGGCTCGAAAACATAGACGCCCATGATTCGCCCATCACCTTCTTTGACCGATTCATCGTTGAGTGCAATATCTTCTTCATCCATATCACCCCATTTGCATTGCATATAAAGCTTAAAAGCAGATAATATAAATTCATGAAATACTCGGTCTCGTTCTACTCGCTCATGTATACCTATCGTGCATACAACATCTCCAAGTTCAAACGGTAAAAACTCTAAAGCGTTCATATCACAAACCTCCTTCATATAGTCATTATCGACACCATACAAAATTAGGCCCAATTTCTGCCCGATATGCAAAATATCCTTTCGGTTCCAGTGATGCTTTTGGTCCGTACTGCAGAAATATCGCGGAAACGGAATGTTCACCAGTGAAACCAGACATTTTTTCTGGATTATCTAAATAGTAATCCATCATTTCCTGCTGAACTGCCTTAGTTACACAAATATCCCTGCAATTAAATATCGCTTCCTCTGTCACTGGAATACCCGCCTTTCCAGCAACCTTTGTGTAAAAATCCAGAATACTACAATAGCTTTCATCCCTATTGAGAATAATTTCCCGCATATAAGATTATTCCTCTCTTTTAATAGGAAGGAACTCAAGAATATCTCAAGTTCCCTCTTAATGGTTTCGTCATTTACGCTCTACGATACCGAGATGCAAACGGATCATCCTCAATATCCTGCTCCACATACATTGTCCGAACATACAAAGAGCGGCGTCCGGTTTTCTGATTTTCATACGGATTAAATACCGCATTGACATTGATGACATAGATCTTGTCCAACATATTAACAGAATCTTCATCCAGTGGTACCGGGTCAGCATCCCCTGATACCAGATAAATCTTAGGCGGCCATTCTGTGTCATAGTTAACATTGAAACTTACAAAATATGTAGGACGGAATCCCTCTTCTTCTCCCGGTCTTGGTTTTGTAACCTTGACATTGAATCCGGCATCCATTAATTCATGAGCCTGCTCTTCTGTCGGAATGATAATATTAGCCTTTCTTGCATCAGAGCCGAAGGAATCTCTCTCCGGATCACCTGAAAAGTTTGTTTTGAAAATAAATCTTGTGTTCTCGATGGAAATAATTTTACTGTCTCTCATTTTGTTTTCTCCTTTTACTTCTTAAAATAATATTTTCTGATATACTTTTTACGATAGTGCACGCCATCGTCCGTATCATAATATTCGCCAACAATACGGTAATCGATATGACGTTTGAACCATGTTTTCCATTTCTTAATCATAATTCCTCCCGAATATCAATCAATAAAACGGTAAATCATCTTCATAGACTGGATGATTCATATATCCGCCAATCTCAAACTCTGGGCCGACTTCAAATTCCGGACCAATATACGGATCATCTGACACGAACCATTCGAAATCACCATAAGCTGTGATGGTTCCTACTGCGTCCGTAACCAGATTGTCGTAATAGGACCGGTCGACATCTGCCTCTTTGCCTAACTGTGACACCATTTCTGATTCCAACCAGCGATAACCAGTGGTACCACCTGCAGCATAGTATTTTCCGTCTTTCTCCCGCATTAGTAATCCGCCACCGCATCCCGGTTTGATAGGGCAGAACTGACCGACCTTTCCAATGAACCGGTAATTGTGTCCTTCTGCAATCTTGGTAATCAGACTTTGACTCTCTGATTCGAATGTGATGTCTGATAACTGACCTTTCTTGTATTTGCTCTCCAGTTTACTGAGTTCTTTTTCACATCCAGATACGTCCGGTAAATGCTCGTTCATATCCAAATATAAAGCTGAGGTAACAGAGAATGTCTCACACATATCATCAAAGGTAATATCCTCTTTACTGAATAAGGTCTTGAATACATACGGAACTGCGAACTGCTCTCCGGTTGCTGTCCACTGCAAAGGATGCTTCTTGTTATCATCTGGAACATATCCATAGAGTTTTTGACAAGTTTCTGCAGATGCATACTTGGCAATATATACAGCCTTGTTTACCAGGCACATCCGATCATAGGTAGCCTCATGTTCGAACGTATATCCGTACCTCTTTCCGAAATTCATAACAAACTGAATGATTTCAGGTGTGGCATCCGGAATCTTAATGGAATCTGTCTTAATATGAGCAACGGTAAAGCCTCGTTTCTGAACTTCGTGTTTCAATTCGATCATGAATACTGCTCCACGTTTAGCTACAATATTATCCTTGTTACGTGGATCTCTGAATGCATTGTCAAATTTCGCTGAAGTCAATCCGTAAACAGAGTTGATGGCAGTCTTTAACGCATTCGCCAACTGCTTTGCGGTCATTTCCCCATTGATTACCTTCTGAATGTACGGCGTAAGTTTTCCGTCCAGCATATGATTCACTTCATCCCAGGCCTCATGTTTGATGCTTACACGTCCCTCAACAATATCCCGGAATGCTTTTGTGAACTTAACACCAAACAGACACTCTGCAATAACCGAATGTGGATGCATAGATGCAATATCCAATAAGGCCACATTTCCATACATACCGGGTTCCGCATAGACACAGCCACCCTCTCCAATTTTCTGATAAAGTGGATTCGGGTTGTCCGGATTGAAATCTCGATATGTCGAGACTCCGCATTCGTATTTATAACCAGGGAAATATGGTAATAAGCTACCGGCTTCGCCATGAGTCTGCTGCATCATTTCCGGACAAGCTTCCGATAAGAACTCATAGGTTTCATCATCCAAATCGAAAACAGGCTCTGCTAAATTCCTATAATGGAAATTTGCCTGAGGTTTCCGCTCATTCCCAAATATAATCTTGGTTGTCAAGCTGTTTGTAGTATCATTTACACTGCCATTAGCCAAATCTGCCAGAATCTGTCTTGCTGTCCAGTCTGCAGATAAGTAATGGAATGCCGCTTCCGTTGCAACAACGTCATTCACACAGTAATCTGCTACCTTTTCCCAGAGTTCTTCTGGAACAGGTTTATCCCACGGTAATCCAAGCTCCTGGTGATGAATACCCATCTCAATTTCCAGTTTCTTCAGACTCTTTTTATTTCCGGAAGAAGCGAAATCGTAAATATCCGTATAAGATACGTTATAGGCTTCTCCAAAGAAACAATTCGACTCGTTCGCGATAATCTTTTGTGACAGATTATACAACTGGAGATTGTCATAACCGATTAAAGCCGCATATAAAATATGATTATCGTATTTGCGACAGTTGAAACCAATTAACGGAAAACGCATCAGGGTCTCAATATCTTCTGGTTTCGGATTGATCATCCGTACTGTTGGATTTTCCTTTCCATCCATCTTCCAGCAAACAACCAACAGATTTGGAAATACCTCTATATCGAAAAATATAGGTTTTTTCATATTATCAGACGTTACCGGCTCAGACACTTCTTTAGATTTGAACTTCATTTTACTGACCATCTTCACACAGTATTCCGCCTGATTGGTACTGTTTGCGGCAAATGCCAGAATGGAGTTCTGTAAATCACTTACATCGTAGTTAATACCACTGGCGTAAGCATCTTCAAGAATCTTGTAAATGAAGCTGATACTCGGTGCCGTGTATGGATGAATTTCCTTGTTTAAGTTTCGTTCAATCATACGTCGAAGACTTTTCTCACTTTTGATGACATCGGGATTGACCATTTTATCCTCTCCTTTCAGCGGTAATCCAGAACTAATAGTGGTAATTGGTAATTGATTGCATTTCGTTAATTTACGTCGAAGTGAACCTTTTCCAGTAAATACTTTCACTTCAATATGTTCGGAAAACACTCTTTGCAGTTTTGTTACATCACCCGTGTAAATATAATGAAGATGAATCCCTTCCTCGCTCTTACTTAATTCCGCATATGTTGGAGGCCATTTATTAGCAGCCTCTAAATTTCGTTTAAAGCATTTCTTACCTGTTTCATCTGGAATATCAAAATCGATGACAATATGATTTTCTGGAACCTTTACATAATGAACCTTACCTGTGTCTAAGTCAGACAATGTCCTCTGCACAGAATCCCATGCTTTAAATGGTTTATCATCAGTCGTTGCATATTGTGCAATACAATCCGCACATTCCGTATCAAATATAGAATTTTCAGCATCAAAAAAGAGCCACTGCTTCTCTTCCTGAGAAACTTCATGACTCTTGTTCTCATCCTCAAATTTTTCTGTTCGAAATCCACTATAATAACTTCTTGCTCTTGACCCATCATCGAAACTGAACCGTTCGTTATACTCCCGGAAATAGTTTTTCAGTTCTTCTTTAAATATTCGTAACTGCATCGGATAGGTCACCTTTGCCTCGTCACAATATATTTTGTACATTTCCCATGCAGCTTTTAAAGTAGTACCATCATCCCGTTTAAATATATGATAAGAATCAATGATGAAGTTGTAAAAATCATTCGATGCACCAAGCATAGCAATCGGAATATAATTGTCGTATTTCCCTGGATCACTTAAATATACTTCCTGACAATGATAAGCAATTGCTCCAAGCTCAAAACGAATCTGATTGACTGTGTTTTGATACTCTTTCGGATCGAGCTTCTCGCCAGATGGTGTAACATCAATCAATCGTCTGATAAGACCAGATTTTGCATCTGTGATTTTTACGGGCTTGTTTGTACCCATAAATAGGAAACACTTGAAGCGATTTGCATAGGTAGATTTGAACTTCTCATTTACTGTCATAAGTTCATGAGAAACCAAACTATTTAGTCTGGTGTTATCCTCAATCCGAGATAAATCACCGTCATGTTGTATCGCGACAAGTGGATTTGTTTTAAAAGCTTCGAGAGCAAATGAATTACTGGTAGAACCCAATGCCTTTGCGTCAAATACGGAATAGTATCCCTCAAACAATTGCTGAATAATATTCAACACTGTAGATTTACCAGTTCCTGCAGAACCGTACAGTACCATGAATTTCTGCAGATTCTTGGAATCTCCTGATACAATAGACCCTATTGCCCATTCAATTTTCTCTCGTTCTTCTGGAAGATATAAAGTGGAAATCAACTTCTCGTATGCAGAAATATCGCCCGCTTCAAGTGGATAAGGAAGTTTCTTGCTGGCATAATCTTTCTTGCTTGTCTCTATGTTGGAGAATATCAGTTTTTCATCCAACATATGGAACGAATCCCGCATCTGCTTTTGACAATACTTATGCCAGGTATCAATCATGCCGGATTCCGCGTCCCACATATGCAATACTTTTACGTCCGATGTGTGCTGTTGGTAATGTTCATTCACGTACCGATCCAATTCCCGGTCGATGATTTCTAAAGCATCTTGCTCATCCGTAGACCACAATTTACGTTCTTCTATCCAGATGGCATAGAAGTCACCACCCCGAATCATCAGATCGGTAGTTTTCTTAATAATAAATCTAGGATAGATTTCGATAGTTCCACGCTTGGTACTGCGTGTCGAAATCATTAAAAAATCAATCATCGCATTTTTTATTCCCCTTTCTGTCGTGCCATATACGCATCCGCCGTTTCAAATATCCAGGTATCATCTTCAAGGTATGTGAAAATAAAGTCTGTATCGCCTACTACTGGACGTAAGCGAATACTGTCTTTTCCGTTCGGATGCCATTCCTCCATTTTTGTTGCTTCATATGGCATCGCTTCTGTAAATTTCTTATAAATATCATTCGCAGTCATAGCTGCCCTCCCTTAAATATCCAAAATCTCATCCAAATACCAACACATCTGATACCAGATTTCTACATTCCGTAAATCCCAACTACAATGTTTTACGGTAAATAACCCTCCGGTACCATCCGCGTCATAAGTTCTGTTCAGAAAACGGTTGACTATCCCACTGGCATAAGATTTGTCGAACCGATTATCTGTTTCCGTGAATAATCCCAGATTGTCAATCATACCCCAAAACCAATAAGAGGTACGGTTACCGCTATCCGGGTTATCCATAATCTGTTCCTCGCATCGAACTGCCAGAGCTACCATCATCTCTAAGACACTGCAAGGACTCTCGTTCAAATAGGAAACATAATAATCGTGATCCAACACTTCCACGAAACGATACCGTAAATCGACACCATCGGAAGCTCGGTTGTCGTCATGAGCCACAGAATATCGGAACGGAACCGTATGCAGATACATCAACAGCTTTCTGTAGTCGGCGTGCTCTTCGTCTGCAACCAAATCACACATCCATGCAAAATATGCATTTATAACATCGTCTCTCGTCATTTATCCTCCAAACCTGAGCCGTAGACGTTATAACCAACTACATCCGAATATCTTCGGTTATCTCGACTGATTTCATAGTCGGCTTTCAGAATATCATTACGAACAAACACGACGTCATCCTCGTATTCTCCGAAATGGTTTAAGGATTCTGAGCCAATTCTCTCGTCGATGTCCTCTACAAGCTCATCCATATCATCTGCGAGCACTTCATCCTTATAATAAATAAGAGATATTGTGTCATACCCGCTGTCTCCAAAGTTTTCAGGTGGTATTACATATGGACAGTCCATATCTTTCTTTTCACTCTCTCTTTCCGGTCTTGAGATTTCAGAATAATCTGTCCTCTGATAACCTAAATTACGTGTAATGGTATTAACCAGATTCGGATTCGCTGAGTCAGTTTCCGGTTCTTCCTCTGGATCAGTCTTTTCTTTTTTAGACCATACTTCTTTTACAGAATCAATTTCCTCCTGAGCTCTTTTTTCGTATTTGTCTTTCAGGGCCTTCCACGTGATTAAGGAACCAACTGCTGCTCCTGCTGCAAATATCATAAATGTCTTTAAATTACTCATAAGATTTCTCCTCTTCATTTTTTAATGTCATAGCAGTAAAAGCGAGACCTCCAAATAATAAGGACACACTTAATAAAATACCGCCAGCGATATGTCTTTTCCGTCTTGTATCGAGTGAATAATCCAATATAGAAATAAGGGCTTCAAACCGTTCCATACTATCGTCTCCTTCCACCGCCAAATAAAACAGCCAGACCTTCGATGAAACAAATACCAGACATTGCTGCTAAAGTATAAGATGCTAATCGATACATACTGATTCTCCTCTCTGTCAAAATATAAAACCCTCAGCTCTAATTAACAGAGCCAAGGGTAGTCAAAAATATCCTGAATAGTTCCCGACCCGAAACTATTCAATCCGGTCATTCACATCTTATCAAAAATGTTTCCATCAACATTGAAATCCAGAATAATAACCGGTTCATACCCATTTACAAAATCTCGATTTGCCATTCGATGGGTTTCATAGATTCCGAAGTCTACATAGTTATCACCAATTGGATTCTTCTCGTCGTAAATCCATCCGACAACCTGACCAGCTTTGGTACGTGGAATGTCAAGCATATCATAAACTTCGTTCAAATATAAATGTCCCCTTGCTCGTAACAAGTCGTTAGCATATGCCTGCTGACCACGAAGGAACATTAAATTGTATTCCGGATCTTTTTCCCAGGCCTTAGATGAAGCATCAAAAAATTTTGCATAAGGGCTTGACGGAGTTGTATCCACTACATTTGTGGTTATTTCAGTAGACTTTTCTTTTCCATTTTCATCTACTTTGGTTTCTGTAAATTCTTTTGCTTTGATACCATACCGGATTTCGCGTTCCACTTCGTTTCCAAAGCGTTCTGTTACCCGGTTACGATATTCTTTAAAGCTCTTGTCTACAGTTGCATAAGCGGCTGCCAAAGCTACATTTCTCTTACGCAGGATATGATGGGATGCTACGATACTGCTGATGGATACGGTTGCAAGAATAGCTGCTGGTGCATACAGCTTTGTGATTTTCAAACCGGTCTGGGCATATGTAATAACAAGGTCTTTTTTGCTGTCTTCTACGCTGTAGTCAATATCTTCTCCTGCTTCTACACGCTCTAAGGTGTCGTGAATGGCATCTACGGTTTCTCTTGATTCATCCAAAATAGAACTGATCTTAGTGGTTGCTTTACAAGCCATGACTGTACTGGTTACGGTACCGATTACACCAGCTACAATAAGAATTTCTGGACTATGTTTTTTCAACTGGAAACCAAGTCTGTTGAACGATCTGTTCATGGTATTCATAATCTGTAATTTTTTCATGATAGTTCTCCTTTTCAAAAATATAATTATTTAGTTTAATGGAAGTGCACGCGGTAACTTGATCAAATATCCGTCCCGGACTCTTACCACATTTGCACTTCGAATATCGGTCCATCCGTAATTGTTATCAGTGTAATTACAGGACATCCCGCATAAATCGTACAAGTCTGCAACACTGACCAATCCATAAGTCTCGACCAGATCAACCATCCGGCTAAGAACTTCTTCTGCCTCACCTCGATTGTCTAATACAATTTCATCGTAGTCGTAGGTTGACCGTGAACGAGTCTTTGGCGTATTGGTACGGTTACTATTAGAACGGTCATAATATCGTTCATAGGAAGCTTTTGACGAATTGGATTTTCCTTTCCTACCGGATTCGCCGTATAGAAGCGTATCTACGGTGTCGGAAATAACTCGCTTTGCTGCCGGAATCAGAACGTCAAATATAATGTAAGATTTCACATTCGCAACATCTTCTGATATAAATACGTCTGCTAATTTCTGAATCTCCGTTTTTTTTTTCGATCGAACGTTCCCTTTGACGACTTTTTCCACTCGTTTTTCCCGAGTTTTGTGAGAATTTGATGTGTATTCCTCCATTTCATCCCCCTTAATCTAAAGCTATAACATTTCCAGGCAAATATATTTTTGTTGCCGGGATTCTATTGTTTTGTTTCTTAAATTGATAGGCGAGATTTACCCTTGCTTTTCTCTCCGTATCAGCGAAAGTGGTTCCTGTCCAACGTTCGGAAATCAATTTATCAAACGCCATAACAGGTCCATCATATGTGTATTGCGGCATTGCTTCACTTCCTTTTTATTACCTAATCCTTATTGGAGCTGTTGGAAAACCTAAAGAGTAACCATCTTTAGTTCGTATCATGCGTATATCGTGTATTGCGCTCTTTGTCCATCCATAACCAGCATCGGTATAACGTACCTTGTCACCTAAACCAGCTATCTCATAGTAGTCAGCCACACTAAAATGACCCCATTTATCGCAACACTCATTCATAATATTAATTGCTTCGTCCAATTCTCTTTTAGTTGGAAATGTAATATCAGTACAAGAGTATGGTTTCACGACATTATTCGCCTTCACGCTCATGCTGGTAAGAACTTTTTCGCACAACACGATTCCACTAACCAGCCCACCAAAATATAAAAGTGTACCTTTTACAAACTTATTCATCGCTTATCTCCTTTCCGAAAGAAAAAGAGAAAGTACCTTGTTATAGGTACTCCCTCTCTCCGATATAACTCTTATTTTTCTTCGTTTTCCGGTTCAACGGTGACAACATTTTCGTCATCGAGCCAGTCTTCTTCACCAGGTTCTACAATCTCCGGTTCCGCTTTCTTGTCTTTGTGTTTCTTCCATACCGTTTTAAGCTTCTTGCCTCCAGCTACTGCTGCCAAGGTCAATGCGCTCGCTACCGCCATAGCAAAACCCATAGCCAATTTTCCAGAACCATCGAGTGTTTCTTCTGTTTCCTCAACTGCTACCTCATTTGTTAAATTGTTTTCATCCATTTTATATTCCTCCTAAAAGTTTTTTTTGAGTTATGTTTCTCATAATACAAAATGCATTTTTTGCGAACCTACAGTAAATGACGGTAATCATACCTTGGTGCTACATAGAAACCGAGTGCTAGGCATGGTGTACCGTCTGCAGCCAACTGGGGACTGTAATATACCTCAATCTGTCCCTTATCAATATTCCATCCAAGACTCTCACCAAGCTCGTTACTCTCCAGTCCAAGCTCTGCATAAAATTCATTCAGAGAAATATACATCTCACTCATAAGCCGATAATTCAGTCTGTTAACGGCTTTGTCGATGCTATCCGCGTCTGATTTGAAATATCGTCCAGTCAACAAATCATAGCATAATGTCTCCCCCTTAGCCGTCACAATTACTTCTTTGTTCTGTACTGGATCTTTGTCAATATGCTCTTTTGCAATCTTGTCCCGGACTGCATTCTCTTTCTTTTCACCGATTGTTTCCGTCACTTTGTCACGGTACTCAGAAAATGCGGATTCAGACAGACCATAAGCGGTTGCCAACACTGCATTACGCTTAGCACTTACAGAACTGCTTCCTACTAAACAGGCAATAGACGTCACGCCCATAACAGCCGCCGGAATATACGGTTTCCATGCTACTTTGACAACCTCCCACGGTTTTAATTTTTCTATTCTGGCACATTTTTTTTCTCCATTTTCTTTTGCTTCTTCGAGAAGTTCGTTATTCTGCTGACGTTTCTCGTTTTCAATTAACATCAGTGCTTTCGGAGTAGCTCGTACCGCCAGTACCGTGGTCGTAATCATACCAGCAATGCCGATACCTGTTAAAATCTCTGGACTGTGTTTGGACATAGCAGCCTGTGTTGCTTTAAAAAATTGTGATGTCTTTGTTTTTTTCATGATGGATTCCCCTTTCCAAAAAGAAAAGAGCCCTTATTCAGACTCTTTTTCGTTGCTATATTCAGCAAATTTCTCGTTTACTTTTTCGTCAATGTACTCTTTTTGTTCGCGGTCTGTTGCCCAGTCCGAAATCAGAGTTGCTGCGAACCCTAATCCCGTTCCAAGAAGTGCCACAAGTTTAATAACCATTGATTTTTTAGTTGTCATATCTTTGCCTCCTTTCCATAATAGTAAGTGTGTTCTTTGCGAACCTTACTCCCAGCCTTCCAAATAGCCTTCATCTGGGCAAAATATCATGTCAATAGCATATACATCCGGCTGTCCATCCTTACCTGGAATCAATCGATGCTGAAAATCAATCCACGAATATCCGTCGCAGGCACTCCATCCAACGGTCTCTCCGTAATCTGTTTTCGGCAGTCCAAGAAACTCGTAAAATTCGTTTAATGGAGCATATCCTCTCATAACAAAGTTACGATTTAGATGATATTCCGCGTCCATAACTTCTCTTTCATATCGCACGAAACTCTGTTTAGATATCTCATCGTAAAATAACATTTTGTCATCAGGAGTATCTATGCCGATTTGATGATAGTCACAATTAGTCCGAACTATTTCAGACCGGATTTCTTCGTCAGCTTCCTCACCATGCAGTTCGATTAACTTGTTCCGGTATTCTTTGTGATAGTTATTCAGCAATGCATAGGCACTGGTTAATGCGGCCTGTTTCTTCTTGTTTAAGACATTTGCTCCAAATATACAGGTAATGGTCGATACTCCAATCAATACTGATGGAATATAAACCGGAGCAACCGCTATTATCTTTTCTGATATTGTCAGCTCATCGCCTTTAATTTTTGTTTTATCGTCTATCAAATATAATGCTTTCGGAGTAGCTCGTACTGCAGTGACGGCAGTTGCAATAACACCAGCGGCAGCCACACAGGATAATATAGTTGGCGCTCCGTTTCTTAATCGCCTCGATAATGCTTGTATCTTATTCATAATGATCTCCTTTCCAAAAAGAAAAGAGCCCTTGTTCGGACTCTAATTCCTTGTCATTTCTTAATTAGGTGTTTAATGATAAATCCTAACACTAGAATACATACAATTACGTCACCAAATACGATGATAAATAATGCACCACCTGCACTTACAAGCAGTACAGTAACCACCGCCAATATCAGTAATGTAAGTAATAATGTAATAAACAATATCATTATATATACCTCCTTTCCATAATATAAGATGTGATTTATGCGGAGCTATTGTATAATCCATGTCTTGCAATGCCCAGGCAATTAATCATAGTAACACACCCTTTCTTCATTTAATTAATTGTGGGTAATACGTACCAGTATTCTTGTCATAGTGATATAACACTACCCGTATCTGTAACTTACGAGCAGCATTTAGAGCTGCTATCAATGCAACAGTGAGTCCTGTTACATATAAGTTCAGAAACTCTACGCCTTTCAGCGTACTGTATGCTTGGTCTTCAAGACCATCGACATCCAGCGGATTGACGGTATTTTTAAAAATTGCACCGTCTTCAGCTTCATGAATGGCATGTCTGCCCTCGCAAAGTGTCATAGAAGCAACTTTGCATTTTAAAGTAGGAATTGGACGATTATCGCCACAATAATCCCCACATTCTTCCTGATATTCGCAAAGCCAGCACTGTCCCATCTTGGCTTCACAAACGGTAATAAAATTCTTCATAATGTTAACCTCCTCATATAATCAAGTGTTTTTATGTGTAAATTGCTTAATCAAAACCGATATGTTTTAAAAGTTTGTTGATTTCACTTTTGTCCATATCAGCATTGATACTCAGATGTACATGTGCTTTATCGTCCTTATAAATTACGTTCAAATCATCTAACCGCACACTAATATCGCACCCGGTTTTGTGTTTTAACGTTTTGTTAATAAATTTTGAAATCAGGGCTTTCATAAACATAGATGTTATCTTCAATTCGTCCATACTCCTTACTCCTTTCCAAAAATAAAAGAGCCTTAACAGACTCCTCTATTTGCCTCGTATTGCATTCGCTGTAGTTTCTTTCTCATCTTTATAAGTTCACAATAAATCGCGTCGATTTCATACTGATTTTTACTCCTCAACAACATGTCTTCGAACATACAAATTTTACTGATCAAACGTTTCTGTTCCTTATTCATATCTTTCTCCTTTCAGTAAATACATATACATTTGCATAAAAGGAGATGCAAATATAGCGAAGAAAAAGAAAGAGCCGAAGCTCTATCTTTACAAACCTTACTTATCTTACCTATCGTTTTTGATATTAATTAGTTCACATGCGATGCTGTACGGCCAAACAATAACGTTGCCTAAACAACCAAGTATTAGTAATATCAAGAAAAGAATTGTTGGACAGCCACCATCTTTGGCTATCTTATAACCCTCTTTGACTTTACCTCTTAATGCTCGTTCTATTAATGTCACTGCCTGTGCCACAACACCGATTGTAAAATATTTTCTTTTCATAACAAAATCCTCCTTAAAATATAGTAATGTATTTGCATAATAGGAGTTGTAAAATTCGCGAAAGAAAAAGAAAGAGCCCTTGTTAGGACTCAATCTTTGGCATATAATACCCATCCTGATTAACTACTATGCTGTTAAAATCTTTCTGTTGTTCTTCGTCGCACATCATATATGCAGCACGCAATTCGTCTAAACTGAAACTGTTGATAATTGTTCCACCCATATCTCTGTCGATTGCCACATATGTTACAAACATCTCATATATCTCGTGATCCTCACAATATTTATAGTTCTCACAAGCATAGACATAGTCTATATTCATAATTTCGCAACCAACCTCAAAGAGTTCCTGATTTGTAATTGTCTCATTTTCTTCAGCATGTACAATTGTTGCTCCACTTACTAATACGATAAGTGCTGTTACTAAAACCATTGTAAATAATTTTTTCTTCATAATTTTAATCTCCTTTTAATTTTTAGGTTTTTATTTGCATAATAGGAGTTGTAAAATTCGCGAAGAAAAAGAAAGAGTCCTTGTTAGGACTCCTTCATTGTCGGATATTTTTCTTCAATTTGTTTCTGAATTTTATCTAACTTTGTAAACAACACCTCCAATTGTTCTGCCCGATACAAAACTCTTTTGCTATGCTTTATAAACAATTTATTATCATTTATTAAGGCATTTGCTTTAGATATTTCACGTACCATTTTCCAATAACAATGACTGGCATATACAGAAATTATACAATATTTCATAATCAATCTCATAAATATCATCTCCTTTCATAATACCCCTTGTGAATCTTGCGAAGAAAAAGAAAGAGTCCTTGTTAGGACTCAATCTTCTATTCTTTTGTAATATTCGTCTCTTGTACTCATTTCAGCTATAATATAATCTGCCCAATCGTGACTGCAACTATAATAAGCTATAGCCAGTTCATATTTCAATTGATAATAAGGCAAATCCTTTAAGTATGAATATCTACTCATAAATATCACTCCTTTCATAATACCCCTTGTGAATCTTGCGGTTAAATATCCCTTCTGTCAAAGCAGGTTTCCCAGCGTTCTCTTGGGATTGGTTTTATCTTTAAAGCCCACATAATTTGTCGGACAGTTACCGTTGGATACAGGCCATCTTCCCCCTTTTCACCAGAGCGTTTGTCAAAATACTCTTTGAAGTTTGGATGTAAATATAACGAGTCAGTTAGCCAGGAATCAATCTCACCCCACCAGGTCATTTTTGTATCTGGATTATAACGTTGTTGAATTACTGCTAAGCCTTTTTGTCCAATCGTAAACAGTGTACATCTGCTATAAACTGGATGGTCACAAATATAAAGTTTTCCATACATAGATACGTAAATGTCTGGTTTTTCATAATGGTAACGCATGGTGAGATTCCTTTCTTAAAAAAAAAAGAAAGAGCCCTTGTTAGGACTCAATCTGTTGATTATTAATAAATATTAAATATCGAATAGACATAATCCAGGATAGTGTTTCTCTACAATCCTCTTAAATTTTTCATATTTCTTTTTAGTAGTTACAGCTGTTATAATCATCTGGTTATTGTTGTCGTTTTCAAGCGTCCGACATAACTGTTTTCCAGGTTCGTCGTCCCCTATGATACCCGCTAATATTCCAGAAATTCTACCAGCTACATACACATTGTTAGCAACTAAAATTTTGGTTTTGTAGAATTTTTTTGTTTTCTCCTTTGACATTTTTAAATCCTCCTTTAAAATTTATTAATGTATTTGCATAATAGGAGTTGTAAAATTCGCGAAAAAAAGAAAGAGCCCTTGTTAGAGCTCTTTCCCGTAAATATAAATTATTATTCAATTGCGGCTGCTGTTTCTAATAGTTCCGCAGATATCCTTAGCGATGCTGCTGTATAATATGCCGTTTCCGCATCATTCATGTCTTCGTCTTCCATTGCATCCCATTTAGAGATCATGTCGGCATATTTAGTTAAGTAATTGGCATAATCTAGTAACATACTTGTGGTGTCAGTCGACTCCGAATATTTCTTCATAAATGCACAATACTCGTCAAAGAATGCTTCATAGCTGTCTACAGACTCTTTAAATTCCGGTCGCATACCGTCTACCAAATTACTCGATTCTGTCGGAACTGGTGTATTGGTAGCTGTTGATTCTTCTGCAGGTGTTGGTGTAGCCGATGACTCTGCCGGAGTTGGTGTACTTGTTACCGTAGTTATTGTACGAGTGCTTGTAGCTTTTGTGGTTTTATTATAGTACACAATAAAGAATATAATCAAAGCTACAACTACAAGGCCAACCAATATCAAGATAGCTTTGATGAGTTTTAAAATTGCTCTAAAAAATCCTTTCATTTGCCGTACCTTCCTTTATCAATCGTCGAACATTTTACAACTTGTTTTACATTGTGGGTATGGACCGCCGCAAGTTTGGCATCCCCATGGTATTTCTTTCTCGTCATCCCGTATCCAATCCTGCTCATCCATGATAAAATGGCAATTTGGACATTTGAACTCTGATTTGATATAGCTATACCCCATTGTTTCACCGCATTGTGGGCATTCTGGACAATAGCCCGCATAATCTGGTGTATCATTATACTGTTCTTCGTTACTCATACGTGTACCTCCCTGTGTAATTATTATAAATATTGTGACATATTAACAATAAAAAGTAAAGAGATAAAATTATTTTGTGCAGAAAATCCTCGACAAATAAAAAGAAGATACCATGCATTTCGCACAATATCTTCCTTCGAACCAAAACCTATTTCTTCGTCGGTTTAAAACGATTGGTTAAACCTCTGAATACGGATGAGGTCAATGCTCCAGTTTCCTCGAACTTAAGTCCTTTATGCATCCAAACCCCGTAGAATATTAACGGCAGAATGAGCTCTGCTGTGCTAGTACCGACGTGAATCCACCGATCGATTTTCTGATTGTCCATCTGCAGTATTTTAGTCTGTGCCTCCTCTATCTGGCGGTCAACTTCCGTTGCATGGCTTTGTTCATTCTTTGTCTCGTCGATTCTTAATCGGTATAGCTTTGTCAGATTCTCTACCGCCGCCGAATGTTCATCGCTTCCCAGTTCCATATGAGAAATTCCTTCGATTTCACTCTTGATTTCCTCATCCATCAAATTTTTAATGCTTTCTTCCATTTGTTTTCTCCTTTCATAGAAAATAGTTTTCTGGTTTCATAAAAGCGGGTGTTATTTATGCGAAACTTTAAAACGCACGTATTCTTTCCGGTAAAGTTCACGGATGTCTTCTGATAATTCCAAAAATAAATAAGGACCGTCTTCCGGATCAGACGTGTCCATTCGAAGTGTTCCTATTGTAGTATTCGAAAGCCATAATTTCATGATTATGCCGCCAGCAATTAAGCCTGCCGCAAATATAAATAATTCCATTATTATCCTCCTTGTTCTTGTTTATCACATTATCACAGAATATTGTCACCTGCGTACGGAAAAGAAAAAGCCCTTGTTACAGGCTTTTCTTGTGTTTGTCAAATATCTTTAATACGATATTTTCAATTGTCAAACAGATTATCACACCTATAACGATAATCGCCACGATCCCAAAAATCTGCTCAATCGCCCATATAAATGCTTCTAACCACGTCATAGTTAAATACCTCCTTAAATTTATTTTCATTAAACACCATGTATTTTCTGCGAAAAGAAAGAGCCCTTGTTAGGACTCAGTCTTCAAAATGGTAGCTAATATCATCTTCTACATTGCCAAAATCTACTATGATAGATCCGTCTTGTTGTGGAAATAGTTTAAAATTAATTTGAGGAATTATATTTCGTATTCCTGTATAAACCCATCCAGCTAATAACATACGTTTGCTTAACGGAATATCAAGTTTTCCATAAACTTCGCTTAGGAATACATAGCCTCTGCTACTCAAACAATCGTTAAAATGACGTTCCAGGGATATTAAATAATACAAATTATAATTCTGATCCGTACTCCAGTGACAAGACATCTCATCAAATTTAATACTGTAGACATTCATAAATATCACGCTCCTTTCATTAAAGCAGTTGTAAATATAGCGAAAAGAAAGAGCCCTTGTTAGAGCCCTGTTCTTTTTGAAGTCTCATTTCTTTCTGTCGCTACACATGAGTATCACAATTCCTGCGATAATCAGTAAGTACCCAACTACCATAATGCATACCTCCTTTTCATTAAAGGAGATGTATTAATTGCGGGCTTTGTTCAACAGCCAGAAAAATCGTCTGTAACGATCATAATAGGTATCCTTACTGCATGGGATATCTAATCTAGCTTTCAAAATATCATAGGAGATACCCTCTGTAACACCAGTAATCAGGTACTCTGCTAACATCGGATCAGCTCCAAGTGCTGCCTGGTCAATCAGCTCCATTCGTTTCAAATAATATAACTTTGAGATAGCACACTTTGCTGTTGGGTCACCTTCACCAGTATGTTGTTGGATTGCCTGCAGATCATCTGGACGTTTGCTCAAACCATCTAAAGCCGCATATGCTTTTTTCCAAATCGGATACTGCATACAGAAATGCTTCAATTCATAAAACCGATGCCTTTCAATCCAATATTTGTTCTTCTCTGATAATTCCGGACGTGTTTTTGTACTCATTTTTTTTCTCCTTTCCACGCATATCCAGTTTCTTCATAGAGTCTTTTTGGGGAAATATAATAGTTGATTCGACCAAATTTCGAATCCATTTCCTCAATGGTGTTGATAATTTGGTTGTTTCTTGTTGCCTGGCCAATGGGAAGCCATCCACAGATGATTCCGGCTCGGACCCAAGAAGCATCCTTTCCATACACTCTTGCTGCTACAGCCACAGGTACAGAACCTTCTTTGTAAATTGTTTCACTATTCATAGCATCTTTCTCCTTTCGTCTGCTATTTTATGACTTTTACTCATAATTGTTAAAACAAATACGGCTGTAAAATGACAAAAGAAAAGAGCCCTTGTTCGGACCCTCTTCCTTTGCATAATAGACAATGCAAATTTCGCGTAACGCTTTTACTTCTTTGATTTAGATCGTTTCCATCCTTTTATACTCTGTTCAGATGGAAAATCCTCATATTCTAAATCTTCGATGTTCAATGATTCTTCTACAAATCCGTTTACGATATCTGCTTTGAATTGTTTGTAAGGTAATAAGTATTCTGGTAATACTCTATGTATCTTACGACATTCCAAACAGCGATACCGTTCTAACTGGATTCGTTCTTTCTTCCCATATTCTGAACGGACCGTCCGCCAAACCTGATCGTAATATTTAGATTTGCCTCCACAGTCTGGACAGATACGAAATTGTTCTTCTTTTTTCATAGAACCACCTCCATTACGTGTTTGTTTTCGTAATAGAAATTGCAGTTCTGGCGAAGCTTTCCATCGTTTCATTGTCATCTCGCAGGGGTAATCCTCATAACCAAGGGTATCCGCTGTAATCAAATCTTCCAGAACACCAAATATAATTTCTGATTCATAATGTTTATGAGGGAGGATATCATCAGGAATTGCTCTATGTATCTTTCCGCATTGTGGACAACGGTATCTGTGTATTTCTACAACAAAACTTTCACCGCCTTTTGTTTTTATTTTTCTTTTTGTCTTGTTATAATGTCTTAGATTTCCACCACAATCTGGACACTTGAGATTGTTAATGTTAACCATCGTATCACCTCATCCCCAGTTTTGTTATTTATTATAGTCTCATATAAGTCCATAACGGTCTGGAAATTATTGGAAATAGTTGATTATGAAAGGAGTTAGAAAATATGTTGACAAATTGTCCGGAATGCAGCCTTCAAGTTAGTGACAAAGCCATAACCTGTCCACACTGCGGCTATCCTTTAGATAAAACAGCGGTACGAAAATATAATAGAAAGCCAAACAAAAGGAAACGCCTTCCTAATGGTTTTGGGAATATTATCGAGATAAAAAATGAAAACTTACGGAATCCGTTTCGAGCTATGGTGACTGTTGGGAAGACTTCCACTGGAAAATGTATTCGCAGAATGTTGAAACCACAGGCATACTTCCCGACGTATAACGAGGCATATGCAGCTCTTATAGAATATCATAAGAATCCGTATGACTTGGAACCAGGAATCACAGTGAAACAATTATACGAAAAATGGTCTGCAGAATACTTTAAAACACTCAAATCAGATTCCAGTTATCGAACAATCATATCAGCATGGTCATATTGCTCCTCGATATATGACATGAGAGCTTGCGATGTACGAGCACGACACATCAAAGGTTGCATGGACGATGGAACGGCTCTTATCAAGGGGGAAGAACGTCATGCTTCTGCCGGAACAAAAACGAGAATCAAATCCATGTTCAATCTTATGTTCGATTATGCTTTGGAGTATGAAATTGTAGACCGGAATTATGCCAGAACTTTTAATATTTCAGATGACATATTGGACGAGAAAGAACAGGCAAGAAGAGGTCATATGTCGTTTAGTGATACTGAGATTGAAACGTTATGGGAAAATGTAGAGAGTAAGCAATATGTAGATGCAGTTCTGATTCAGTGCTATTCAGGTTGGCGCCCTCAGGAACTTGGATTGTTAAAGTTGGAAAATATAAATTTAGAAACTGGAACTATGATTGGAGGTATGAAAACCGAAGCCGGAACAAATCGTGTTGTCCCTATCCATTCGAAAATCCGGCCATTGGTAGAGCGAAGATATAAAGAAGCAGTGGAGCTTGGAAGCGAATATTTAATCAACTGCACAGATACAGCTACCCATAGAAGTAGTCTGATGTTTACATATGACAAATACCAGAAGCGGTTTAACAAGATTCGTGAAGAACTGAAATTGAATCCAAATCATCGAGCTCATGATGGACGTATGCACTTTATTACAGCAGCCAAAAATAGTGGTGTTGATGAGTATGCTATAAAATATATTGTCGGGCATTCCATTCAAGACATTACAGAAAGGGTCTATACAGAGCGAGACATTAAATGGTTTAAAACAGAAATCGAAAAAATAAAATAAACTGCGTGATCTGCGCAATAAAATAACCGATAGCGATGGAGGAACTCTGTACGGAATCCTGTCTCACTACCGGTTATTTTATTTATGAAAATTATAGCAGTCTACTGTATCATTAGTGTAGCAATAATGTAGCAGTTGTGTGCGAATATCTACATTTTGCTACTCTGGACTACTAGCTAAACCCTTGATTTTACTGAATTTCTTAGAACTTGCCAGCCTTAGCTGCTTCTTCAATAGAAACGTGAAACCGCATAAAGTCAATCATTTCCGCCTTATATGTATCACTAATGTATCAGTAAATATCATTTTTCGGCGGTCTTCTGGGACCCATTCACTTTACCGTCGTCAAGAAGATCTTTAATCCCATTGAACCATAACTGTATAATTTTTTCAACGTCGTCATCACTGATCATAACCTGAATCCATCCAGGCAAAAGCTTCTTTGCTTCCTGAATAACCCACTTCATTTTTTCCTTCCCGGCTTCAGATTCATTATACTTATGTTCTGCTGTCAGAAAGAGCTGATACACATCATCTCGTATTCCATCCATGGTTTTATTCTTGATATATGAATACACAATCAAAAATATACTTAACACGACGATTGCTCCTACAATCACAATTACGGGTGTAGGAATCTTAGTTAACAATTCACTCATAACGTAAACCTCCTCATTTTCTGTTCTTCATTAATTCTGCAAGTCGTTCTGTCTCATGCATCGGAATCGTCTCCAACATCCGCATTGCCGGCTGGACTACAGTATGCATATAACCATCACCTAAGGCATCCTCATAATCCTTAAAAATGTTCCAGAATGCGTCTGCCTCCATCTTAGACCAGGCCTGAAGCGGATTTTTCTCCATACTCGTATAATACCGGTATGATTGCAAGAGTCGATCTTGGAGTTTGTTTCGTTCTCTTCGCATACTGTCTTTTTCTATTTTTTGTAGTTTCTCACTATGCTCCTGTTGAGCACTTTTTAATTCGTTGATACTGTCTGTAAACTGTTTTTGAATATTGAGAGATTGCTGATGCCATTCTGGATATTGTTTTACCTGCGCAACAACGTCTTGAAACTGCTTTTCTTTTTCAATCTCACGTTTGGTTTTGTCAGAGAAATATTTTTCAACTATTTTGTAGCATCCACGCAGAAAGATTGCAGTTCCGATAACCAGCACAGCCCATCGAATTGTTTGGTTTCCGACTAACTCTAAAAAATATTCCATCTTATCCTCCATCACTCATATGTTTCACCAGTGATATCCTTATACTGCTCCGATGTAATCTGTCCTTTCTTTACTGCGTTTTTTACCCATAACTTGGACCATCGTCCTTCATCATAATACTTCTTGATCTTCGTGTACATCCTCGTCACCTCCCGATAAATCGACGTCTGTCATCATAGCCATATAATCCAATACAGCTTCCATATCTGCTATTTTGGACTCCAATGCTCTGATTTTCAGACGATCTTGAATGTTACCACTTCGTTTCACATACTTCATATTGGTCGTCCTCCCATAAGCTTTTATAATACTCATCCATACGTTTCAACATATTGTAGGTGTTTCCTTTACGGGCATGCGCTTTCCACGTTCGGTAATGCTCGTCCACCCGCTCTTTTGTCTTTTCGCCCCGTTTGACTTTCTGAACCATACGATACAATTTCTTACGCTCATGCTTTACCTTATCCGGATCAAGAGTCATGATTACTTTTCCAGTAGTCGTCAAACGAAAAATAAAACCTAAAAATAAGAATCCATCGGTTAGTTTTCGAATTTTTGTCTTTTTAACATTCAGTTTCATTCCCATACCCTCAATCTTTTCTTTGATTATTTTCAAATATGATTTTAGTCGTTCTTTGCTCTTATCAATTAAAAGGAAATCGTCCATAAAACGTTCATAGAATTTTACTCGCAATCTTTCCTTAATATAATGGTCGAACGAATCCAAAACAGACAATCCAACAATCTGTATAATCTGACTTCCAGGATTAAAACCATATTCTCCAGGAAAACTATCGAGTATGGCTTCGGCACGTGAATAACTTACGTCATCTAATTTCTTACGCAAAGTTTCTTTTGCCAAAATATGCGGCATGTTAGGGATAATACCCAGTTATATCACACTGTAACACATACCCTTCTGAGCCATATTTTCGATAATACCTTCTCAGGAACTCTTTAAGACGATTTCTCGCAGCATCCGTTCCTTTTCCTTTTTGACATGCAAAATTATCTGGAATAAATGATCGTGACATTACCGGATAAATAACATTGTCATTCAAACTTCTCTGGTAAACACGATCACGGAAAGATATGCTCACAATTTCTCGTATTTTAGGTTCAGTAATTGTGAATGTTTTCTTTGGTCTTTCCCGATAAGTTCCGTCTTTAAGCTGAGCTTCGAGTTTTAACAACTCCTCCATATAGTTCAAATAAAAATGGGCGACACTATCTTTCCACAGAACTCCTTTGATACACTTGTTCATGGAATTATATAAAGCGTCGAACCCTACAATCTGTTCTTCAATATCATTATTCATATGTTATGCCTCGTCAATGATGTATATTTTCCGGCGTGTATAGTCCGTCATCCCTCAGGACAGCGGACATCACCGGTCTATTGTTTGCTCTACTGAGCGGGCCTTCGGCTCCTTGTATACTGTTCTGACTTTCCTCGCTATGCTAAGGCTTTTGTGTCATCTAAATATTCAATCTGGGGCGCTCCTATTCGAGT